TACGTAAGTTTGGTAGGCATACTCCAGTACGGTCATCGTAGATAATCCCGGCTTTTAACATATATGGATGTTTAGAAAACCATTCCACAATTTCACTGAGTCGCTTATCCATAAATCCAGTTGACCGGTATTCCTTAATAGCTTCTGGATGACGCTTACTCATAACAGATACTGTTTTAGAATAAGGTGGCTTAGCTAGTTTCTTAAGGTCATAGTTATGAGCTTCCATTATACCTTTAACTATTTTAGGGTCTATTTCTGTAACGTATAGATCTTTCCAATCGCCGCTTCGCTTATAGGTTGATAGTAGTTTGTATTTTACACCATACTTTTCAAATACCTTTATTACACGAAATACCTGATACGGAGTTTTAGTTGAGTTGGAGTCAATTATATATATCATAACGCCTCCTAATCAATTGGAATATTCCATCCGATGACATTCTTAATCCCCTGGTCTCGCATTGTACGTAAAGCCTCATCGATTTCCTCAACTGAGAAAAATGGAGTCATCAACAGTGTAGATTTGTAAGGCGGTTTAAATTGAATACGGTTATTATCTAATAAAGTTATCGTACTATACTCATCAGATTTAACCGCGTCATACATTTTAGTTTCCTCTTCACTAGGGATAACGAAGATCTGAGTAGGCACTCGGTCACCCAGATCATCTTCTCCTCTCAGTGTAGCAATGAAACCAAATATGACAGGCTCGTATTTTGCCTGCTTTTTAGAGATAAATTTCTTAAGTCTCTTAAACATACTTAGTTCCTTTCATACTTAGTACCTTTAAAGATAATGTTACCGTCTCCAACTGCAAACACGTCCTCTACAGCGTCATGCACGAGTTGGTGGTAATATGTCATGTCAATATCATCGAAGCCTTTATAGTTACTTGCCAGCTCCCATTTATACCCTGTGGTCCCTGTTACGGACACACGTTTGTCGACAATGGTATCAGGGAAGCCGTTGCTAATAATATAATCGACATCATGATATTCAAGACCAAGTTCAGCAGCAATCTTGCGTTTCTTAGCCTCTTCTAGTTGTGTAGGGGTCAAATCTTTTGACTCACGTTTAAGTAAATATGTTGGTTTGATCCATCGCGATTGAATCATTTGTGCAACATTACTTGGTTGAGTACGAGAGATTTCACGGCCTGTTACAGAAGCGTAGATTTGCGCATTCTTACCGATATATTGGTCATCAAGATAAATAGCGGTCTTAACTTCCTTAGTTGTGAAGAAGTCTTGTTCGTTAACCTCTTCCTGGCTAAGGAGTGTCTTATAGACATATGGGTTTGTCTTCTTACCGAACTGAGCACCAATAGCCTCCCATTTACCTTTCTCATCTTCTGGCCAACCGATTTCAGCAATAACGGTAGCACGGTTGAGCAAGGCCATACGAGAATATGTGTGTTCATGTTCGAAGGTGTAACCGAAGTTATTAGCCCGCTTCATACAGTAATCAATAATAGCTTCGTCACCGTTGACAATCTTAATAGAGTCGGTCTTAATATGAGCAACTTGGTAGCCTTTAGCTTGAACCTCGTGTTTAAGCATCAACATAAATAAGGCACCGCGTTTAGCGATACAGTTGTCGATGTTACGAGGGTCTTTGAATTTGTTAGGCCAAGGAGCTGAAGTCATACCATACACAATATTGATAATAATCTTAAGCGCATGGGCAAGACCTTTAACAGACCCACCTTCCAAATATGGACGAAGTTTGTCTGCTAATTCAGGGTCTACCTCATCAAACGCATGAGAAGCTTCTTCAATATTACCGTGCTTGATAGCCATACGACATTTAACCAAGGCCGCAAACTTAGGAGTATATGGGCCAAAGTAGTTCATAGCAATAAGACTATGTGGGTGCATGGAGGCGATATCCAATACGATAACATTCTCATACACACCAGGTTCAGCATATACATAACCGCCTTCGGATGGATCTTCTCCCATAAATTCAGATTTACGTTTGAACTTATCGAAGGTGTATCCAGGGAATTCCTCAGCAAGGTCATACCAGTTGAATTTCTCTTGTGGATTTGGGTCATCACCGAATAAGAATTTCTCAGCTTGTGTCTGAGTCTTAACGTTAGGTGATAGACCGTTGATTTCAGCCAATACTTTACGAGCACTCCATGCGTCCTGTCCGTCTTTAGATTTGAACAAGGCTTCCTCTGAGGTTACGTCATTAAGCATATATGCCGCACAACGACCCCATGCATGCTCAGGAAGTGGCTTAGTCCAATCGTATTCGAACTCGTCATGACGGAGTCCTAACTTAATCTGCCATTTCTTCAATGACATCTTAGTATCTAGGAACTCGTAAATATCGCCATAAGAGATTTCGTTAGCAGCCCAGATCTTAGCTCGTTTGTCGCCTTTCTCAATGATGCCCTGTGAGCGTCTATAACAGGCCATCTCATCATCACCCTGCATACGACCATAAGCAATATGGTTATCATATCCAAGGTTGTTGAAGCCCATCATGTTGTGATTGTCGAACAACTCTCGTGTACGTTGTGGTGTAGGATTGATTTCAATACCAATCTTGTCTTTGTTTTGACTCCACCATTCGTTAACGAGGATACGTTCGATATCACTGAGGCTCATACAGTCTTCCAACCCTCGGTAGACAGCCTCTGGTACCTCAAGACCATATTTCTTCCAACCAATCATATATAGATTAGAGAAGACTTCCGAGTCGAAGAATGTGATTTCCTCATCAGGTAGAATAAGACTGTCTGAGATACTATCAGTCTCATTCTCAATCACATTATGGAATTTCATTTGAGCAACCATCTTCATACACTGCGGTGCTTGGTTGGTTGAGCTAAGTGCGAATTTAAGAACATCATTTTGCATATGTCGTAAGTCATAGTGAACGCCTGCTTCATATGCCTCGTCTAGCTTGTCCTTAATAAAGCTCACTTCAGGAGCCGTCGCCCCGTGGTGTTCTTTACGCATACAAGCCTCAATGAAGTTCTTGAGTTTCTGCTCTGTCCAAATAATATGTTCTACATCCTTATACATTGTCTTCTTATCCTCCTTCAAAGGTAGCCCACTTGAAATATGTGCTACAGGGAGATCGTTTGCAGAAATAAGTTTCCGTCGTAACGATGCCCCGCCATTATACACCTTGATTTCAACATCATCAGATATGCGATTAGCCAAGCGAGTTGGGTCGCCGTCATACCAGTAATGCAAGTGGATACCACCACCTGATTTAGAAACCTCTGTATATGTAGGAGGATATTGAGCAGCCAATTCTAAGTTCTTAGCAAGGTCTTTTTCACCCTTCTCGTTCTTACAATCGAAGTCAATAACAATATGTTCGGTTGGAACACGGACAAAGTGCAGTTTAGTTGGGTCGATGTCTTTAAGAGTAGTTGTGACATTATCCCATTTCTTCAATGGGTTACCTGCATCATTGGTGTATTGTGCAGGCCAGTCTCGTCCCTCCATATCAAACCTAGATGTAGTTCGACCCATAGTTAGTTCAATCTTAGGTTTAGATTCGCCTCCTGCCTGTTTCTTTTTAGTCTCAGGGAAGGCTTCCTCGTATTTAAATCCTCGATACCAGTGACGTTTACGGTTACCCTCTTCGTCCTTAGTATCTTTAGTATATGTCTCAAAGAAGCGCTGTAAACCTAATCGCAGCCTGTTCTTATAACCATTTGTCTCCCATCCTCTTTCTTCGAGCATACCTTTATAAATAAGCTCAACTTCAGAGAGGGTTGGGTTATTCTGCATCAATAGAACGTTTTCGCGAACGAACTCAAATATGGAGTCACCATACTCAAGCATCTCAATATCAACATCGTTAGCATAGAAGAAGGCACCTAGACGAGAGAATGTGTCAATCGCCTTTTGTGCAATACCTGCTAGTTCGTATTGAATACCGTTCATGAGTTCCTTATAACGAGGGCCTGCAATTAGATGCCCAGTAGGAACAGCCTTCAGTAACCGCCGTACAATCCCTGAGTCTGAGTCACGGAATTGTGCACGTTGGTTTGACGCAGTGATAATAAGACCTTTAAAGGTTACAGGATATGGGCGTTGATAAAGTTTACGCACAAACACTTCTTCGTGTGATGTTACTTTCAACAGTGGAGTATCATTCTTAATACGACTCAAATCAGTATCCGAGTCAATCAACAACGGTAGCTCTTGTAGAGTTCCTGTCGCATACTCCGAACCACTAGTCAATTGTTTTAGATCAATACCTCCAATATACTGCCCTAGTAACATCTCAATAATTCTGATAATGGTACCTTTACCGGTTCCTGCAGGGCCGTATAGAAATAAAAACTTATCGATGTTGACAATCTCACCTGTAAATAAGGCGCCCAAACACCATAGAATTTTGTCTAATTGGTCTGGCGCATATAATACAGATGTCATCTCATCGAATGCGGGTGTAGGTTGAGGTGTAGGTGTATAAGGTAGTTGGAATGTTGAGTAATCCTCCCTAGCAACTCGATAGTTACTGAAAAGGATTTTAGAGTTGAATACTTGCAATGACTCTGGTGCATCTTCACAATACTTACCGAAGTTACGCATAAGACCAGAGCCTGCGTTTTGCATAAACTTAAGAGATACGCGTTCATATCCCTGAGCCTTAAGCTCTGCGTATTTCAATCTAATATAGTGGTCAACAGCACGAACAACATCGTTCTTTTCCATCGACCATTTCTCACCGTCCCACATTGCGTAGAACGCTCCACCTTTTACAACAATATCTTGTACATCCGCACCTTGGTTATCTAAATAGGTAAAGTCTGCAGAAACGACAGCATCGGCTTTCCGATTAGGCCCAGTCAATTCTTCAACTGTAATATTAAAGAAATCTGGCTTGTTATCTGTCATGTCTCACTCCTCTAAAATCCTATCGCGACAACTTTACTCATATCGATATATTTCTCGTTACAGCAGTCATCGATAAACGGCGACTCTCCTTTTGGATTTTGTTTCTTAATATAGAAAACGCTATTGTCCATAAAGGATTGTTTAAACGCCGAATAATCTTTAGAAGGAATAAAGTCAGCAATAAAGGTCTTACCGTCAAAAGAATATTTAACTAGTAATAACTCTTCATGCATAACTACTCCTCATCATCAATCCCGTTTACTTCTTTGAAATATTCTTCAAAGTCCGATGCACGTCCGATAAATTCGTTATATTCAATGAATAAGCGAACATCAAAGCCTGTATCATTTGGTTCAAGTCGATCTACAACTCGTCCAAACATACTAAGCTTCTTCATTGGGCTATTTGGAATATTCTGAACGTTACGGTGTTCAAGGATTTTAGCGATGATAAGGAGTTTCTGTTCAATAGTCTCACAATCGAGAAGACCAGAGTTATATAGCATATAACCGACCATTGCCAAAGCGCAACCTTCTGTTGTATCTTCTTCAAACTTCTGACCGAATTCAAATAAGATTTCACCAAAGGTTACAGGGAATGTTTCTGAGTAATATGCATCAGGGCCGAAGAAATCACGACGGCGCTCACGTACATCTTCCCAAATATTGGCATCATGCTCGTTGTAAGGTTGAACGATATTGGTATCATTAACCTCCAATAGTTCAGAGAACTGATCCATCATTACGTTAATGTTCTCTTTAGTAAATAGCACACCTAGATTGTATCGCTCTGATACGTGGCGGCATAATTCTGGTGAATTGTCATACAACTGGGAGATTAGAACTGATTTGTATTGGTTCCATGCTTCGATGCTCCCAGGATCAGTATCATGTCGCATACTTTGTCCCTCATTTCCTTTCAAATTTTTAGCAGCTTCAACGACATGATATGGGATGTTTTCTTCCCCTACGTTAAAGTACTCGTTTTCTTTCCATACATTATGATGTTCAACTTCATCTTCAGTTTGTTGAGCACCAGCATGATAGTCTTCTTCTTCACTAGGAGCAAGGCTGTCTTCTGTCGTAATCGAGTGTGTACGACGACGCATTTCTTCTAGTTCTTCGTTTACATCTGGTTTTTCTTCAGGGGTTCCGAAAATAAGGGCGTCAATATGTTCTTCAGCCAAGGCAAGTTGTTGGTCACGTAAAGTAATCGTATCCATAAGCTCTTGCGTCTTAGCTTGATTGACTTCCTCCATTTCCTTGAGTTGACGTTTAGTTTCCTTTACGAATTTGTAAGCGAAATAAGCCAACCCAGCAACCGCACCTGTAACAAGACCAGCGGTTATAATAGTTTCTTTTTTCATTTTTTCGCATCCTTTTTAAGAATATGATTGATACATTCAGCAATCAGGGTAAGGTCTTCGATAGGTATATCGACATACATAGCTTCGTTTGTTTCGTCATCGACTACTGCCAAAGATACGTCGTCATTGTTTTCGTAAATAATCATGAACCCTGCTGTTGAATCTGATTGATTGAACTTCATTTCCATTGTAATAACCTCCTTGGATATAGTGGAAGACCGGTACTTAGACCGGCCTAGTCCTTTACTCTCTACATCCAAATATGACTACGCAGTGATCTCGCGTTCTGCTTCAGGGTCAAGAGGAGTTACTACAATTTTCTCGTAGAGTTTCTCCCAAACATCGTTCACTTCTTTTTGAACTTCTTCACCGTCGAATTCAGGATTAGGTGTGAAGTTAGAATGAACGCATGCGTCTTTATCGAAGGATACCCAGCGAGTTGCTAACTTGTCAGGAAGGAGCATGTTGATTGCATTAGATACAATTGTTTCACGCTCTACACCAAGTTTGATTTCGCATTGGCGGCGATCTTCTTCAAGGAGCTCAATATGTTCCTTAAGAATATCGATACGAGAGTGAAGGAGTTCTTCAGCTTCCTCAGCATACCCACTACGTTTAACCCAAGCAGTACGGTAACCGTAGCAATATCCACCAATTACAGCAGCAGCAAGAAGTCCAAAACCAATATATGTTTTGACTTTCTTAGTGTTAACTTTCTTAACAGCAGGTTCTACAACTTCTTCAACAGTTTCGATTTCGCCTGTTACTTCGTCGGTAACAGTTTCTAAAACTTCTTCAGGAGCGTAGATACCTTCTTTGTTTTTGTAGTCTTTGAAGTTCTTATACAATTTGTAAACTGTATATGTAGCATTAACAGTTAGGAATGTGTAAAGACCAACTTTAGCGATTTTGTTCATGAGTATACCTCCAAATATGTTCTATTAGATTAAGTAATCAGAAATGTCAGACGCGAAATCAACAGAAGATGTGATATCACGTACTGGTGAGAATTCGATTACAGGGACTGGATATGGATATCCGTTTTCGTCTTTGACCATTACAACATGGACGTCAAGGTCGAAGTAATCGTTGTCTGTCCAACCAAGCTCAGATCCAGCACGACGTTCAGTTTTGCCTAGCGGGATTTTAAGAGCGTCATATACACCAGTAAGAGTAAGGTGACCTACACGTTGTAGCTTTTGAAGAAGGGCGTTAGAAATAGACGTGATAAACATTTGGTTGTAGTTCAAGTCATCTTTAACGAATTCTGTAGATTTGTTGAAATATGTATATTCCATCCACTGAACTTCATCTGGCTTGATTACAGCAACAGTCTTAGGTTTCTTCTTACCTTCTTCTTCAGGCCCTGCTAGGACTTCTTCACGTTGACCAATAAACTGAGCATTAGGATCATCAGGATATTGCTCCCGGATTTGTTTACGAAGCTTATGGTTAGCTTGAGTAGCAGATGCAAGGGCAGAAGCGAGAAGTGCGTTACGTCCAGTCAACACATGGTATGAGCGTAGGATTGCTCCAGTTGACAAGAGACCCATTGTAACAGTAGGTGATACGGCTTTAACTACACGGAAGACGGTTTCGCCAACCGGTACTTCCATTTCACATTCGCGGCGAGCTTCAATTTCTTCAACGATTTGAGTAATCTTACCCTTAGCACGATATGCCAATACAGCAGTTGTAGCAAAACCAACAAGACCTACAGCGGTCATAATTAACGGTTCTTTTTTCTTATAGTTAAAAGCAAGCTTTTCCATGTTTTCTTTAAAGATTTCTAAACTCCATTTAGACATTTTGTAATTCTCCTTTAATTAAATAAAATAGCTAACAACCATGCAATGAGGATGCAGATGATTAGCGGGATTAGTAAATTGGCTATGATATATAAAACCAGAGCCATTATACAACTAAATATAAGTAATAATATACCTAGAAATAAGCTACACATATTTATTCCTTAACTTTGCTAGCGGACTCAAGTCCTTTTTCAATAGCTTTCTTAGTAGTATCTACCAAATATGGTACAACACCGAATGCAACGATTTTGAGGGTAGTAAATACAGCTTTTTTGTTCATGAGGTTTTCTCCTTTTTATTATAAATTATTAAACAACTTCAACAGGTGGCAATCCAAGAATATATTTACCACCAGATGGGATAATAGAAACATTATCTAGATTACGCCAACCGTAAGCATTGTCTGTATAGTCAGCGCTTGGGCGATTGATATAATCATAGTAGTCAGCTAACAAGGCACGTCCGCTACGCATAATATCACCACGCAAGAGATCAAGAACTTCCTTAGCATCTTGATAGCGGTCAATTTCCCAAATCTTAATCCGTCCAGGTGAGTTGATTGATTGGACTGAATTTGAGACTTGTTGTTGTGGGTGATATGCGCTAGAATAATTGGTATATGTCTGACGCACATTGTTGTTGTAATAACGTGATGGGTTTGACCATCCTCCGCCATATCCGTTATATCGAGACCGGTCTTCACCATATGCAGCCATGTTTACACCAGTGTTAATCGTATTAACCAAGGTGTCTTTAATAGCAGGCATAATGACCTCTCGACCTAAATATGAACCAATAGCACGGATACCATTAGGGCCAAGGATACCCCGAACAAGTCGTGTCATAAGACCAGGTTTCTTTTCTTCAGCAGCACTAGCCGTAGTAACCGCTTTCTTTGGTACACGCTCTACTGTTTCAGTAGTAACTGTCTCTTTGGTCTCTTTCTCGACCATTGCCACATTAGTAGCACGGATATCGCTGTAATCCGTTTTCGTCATATGCTTCTCCTTTTAAAAAAAATATGAAAGGTGTTTTCTTGTTTCCTGCCGGAATCGAACCGACGCTTCGATATTAACGTGTGCTCCCATAGTACACCAAGTAATCCAAGATACCCTTTCTATATAGTGGAATGTAAAATTTTTATAATTGGTATCCAACAAGTACTACGCTAAGCATTCCATCTTGTAATTCGGAAGCTAATGTTTCGTAGTGAGTAACCTTGAACGGCATACCTTCAACTGATGCAAAATCATTTGTCGAACCTAGGTCTAACAACATGTCTGTTGATTGCATAGGCTCAAGCGGGTCAACAGTTAGAACAACATCAACTCGGTCTGAGTCTTTATGTGGTAGTCGTTCTAATTTGTATGGGTATTTATCTAAATATGTTTTCTTCATCTTATCCTCCTCAAAAAAAAGATAAGAGCAGGGAATTTAATCCCTAACTCTTATTCTTCAGAATTTACATCTAAAACGACTTCTTCTACATCTTCAGCAATATCAGTTACTGCTTCTGGTAATTCGAATTCAGCAGGCATACCGGCCTGGTAGACCTTCTTCCCGAAGAAGATTACTGCTCCAGCAGCCGCAACTGCACCACCGATAAGTAAAGCATGATCCTTAGTCCAGCCCCATAGGCTTTTCTTTGGTTGTGCTTCATTATCGACAGTAACAGCAGGTGCTGTTTCAATAACTTCTTTGGTAGTGTCTACGACCGCATCCTTTGCTTCTTCAACAACTTCAACAACAGTTTCTTTAATTTCTTTAGACATATTAATGTCCTCCTTTATTATTTATTCTATATAGTGGGATGTAAAATTTTTATTTAAATGGGATATTGAAACACCATTTCTTTCGGGTGTTCGAATACCAATAGCGCGGGCGAACTAATTTATTCGCAATTCGTGGGTCTTTGAGATATAACTCAAATAGATGGTCGGCAATACTTTCCATAACATCTAGATCGTCTTCAATATGACTTTCCATTGAGATTGGGTTGATGTGTAGGACAATACCGCTTGCATCTTGATTGTAATATGTGATGTGACTGCGGTAGATAGCATTGACTAAAATAAGGTTATTAGGGTAGATTACAATTTCATTATGCATTAACGTTTTCCTTTCTCGATATACAGAATATCACCTTTTACCATTGCACCAAAAACAATATTCTGTTCAAGCTCAGTTACCTGAACATAGAGAATATCACCAACGAGGATGTTTGGTCGTTTATGTACGTCATACATATTGAATTGGCCATAGGTTTCTCCAGGAGCACCTTTGACTTTGACCTTGCCTAAGAAGGCATATTTATCGTTGTTTTGATCGTAACTTTCAAGCGTACTCTCAGTGATCTCCCATCGGATAATCTTACCTTCCCAATCTTCATCAGTTTTTAGTTGATGAAGGTCGGTTATTGTCACAATATCAGCCTTAGGAGCTTTAGGTGAAAAGTACCAGTAACCAACTCCCGCACTAATTACAGCAATGATTATAGCAAAAATGATAGTGATTTTAACTTTCATGATAATTCTCCTTTATAATAAATCACGAATAATATCAACAGTGTTTCTTAGGCATTCTTCAATATAATGTTTATGGTCTGCTGCAAGGTTATAGAATGAGCGGTTGTAATAATGTTCTCCATACTCTTGAGTACACCATTCTGCCCACTCCTCTGCTGTTTCTGACCATGCGTATGTGGTTAAGTTAGTGCCAACAATGAATTCAACAACAAAATGACGAATAAACTCATCGTCTTGCATAGCCATAATCTTTTGACGTCGTCTATCTTCAAACTTCATGTTATGCGATTTCTCCTCCAGTGCACGATTTTCACCTTTCATATTATGGTTAATATAGACAAGGTTGTAGAACGATTGCTCGAAATATGCTCGTTTGGCTAGTAGGATATCCTCATAAGCCCGTTGTTCATCTTCCGGTAGATCCTCTAATACAATATCTGTACAGTTGCGGAAATCAACATCAGTAGGCCCAAGGTCATATGTTTGAATAGCTATCTGCATCTTAGATAGAATATCGTTAACTGTATTCTTAGAAAGATACATCGATACACCTACTTTGAAATAAGCGTAATAGATCTTACGAAGATCCTCCTTGTAGTAATTAACAATATCTGAGGTTTTGACGTTACCGATTTCAGGATAGTCGGTTAGTAGCATAATGAGGAACATCTCAAAGTCTTCATCGTTTTCTTCTAGGTGGTTGTTAACCATAGTGAAGACAATTGCTTCAAAGAAGGCTTTTCGGAATTCGTCAGTGAAATAGTTCTCATAGTAAATATATTCCTTTTGAGACATATATACCTCCAAAAAAAAAAAAAGAGAGTGGTATACACTCTCAAATTATATTAATATGGTTTCTTAATCAAGGACTTTGCGCTCGATGTGAATAGCCCATCTTCAGCTTCATAATCCCGGATGATTAGAATACCCGTAACACTTGCGAGGGCGCCACCAATTGTGGTAATGAGTGCTGCTTTGACTGCTGGCTCCATTTTCTTTCGACCTTGCATCTTTCTGACCTGTACGTCAGATAGAGACTTAGTCAAAATATCAATTTCAACCAACGCGTCATTGTACTCATCGCTTCCAATTTCAGCGTTCGCAAGCGTAGTATTCAACTCCGCTAATTTAGCTTCGATAGTTTCTCCAATTTGAGACGAAGCATCCTTCTTAAAAAATTTATTAAATAACTTCATAGTTATTACCTCTCTTTCTATATAGTGGGCTGTAAAAATTTAAAAAAAAAATAAAAGCCTGGAAATAATCCAGACTAATATTCTTTCTTGAGCTTGGTTAGTACCATTCTCGTGACTTCTAATCGTTTGTTTTGGGCTGCAGCGTCCTGCTTCAAGTAGCCCTTCTTGATTAGACCTTTGATATAGTCTTCCTCAAGAACAGCGTATGCAGCAAGCGCATAAAAACCAATAAAACGTAGCAATCTTCTAAACATGATATTACCTCTCTTTCTAATAAGTAGAGTGTAAAAATTAGTATACTTGTGGGATACGAACGATAAAGTAATCATTAGCCAAACCATTAGGATCATCGTTTTCAATAAGAGCGATATATCCGTAATCTTCTTTTAGGATTTTTATCAATCGATTAAGTACCATATCATGGTATTTATCTGGTATACCATCTTGTTCAAAGATGCGGGTAAGACGACCCTTAGATATTCGAACACCCATATTCGAATCATCATTAGTCGTAATTTTATCGAAACCTCTTTGTATCATAGAGAAAATGTTCGAAAAGCTATAATTTTTGACTACATCATTATATCTACTAGTTATAGCACTTCGATTTTGTTTAGCGTTCAATAACATTTTTGTTTCATTAGACATATCTATTTGTCCTCCTTTAACTTGATAACTAGGTCGTATTTTTCTTTAAGGTGACGGTATTCGTCATAATAATATGTAGCAGCCTTATCTCGAACTTCCCAGCGCTTCTTAAACATATCACGTTCTTGTATTGCCTTGGTATATTCAGAGTCTTTAAAGACATACCGAACCTGCATAATCGTAAGTAGAATTACAGAAAATATCAAGGTTAGAATGGTTGTGATAACTGCGCTATGTTTTGTTGTGTATTCGTCTTTTTCAGTTCGTTTCATATATACTCCTTTTGAAAAAAAAGAGAAGCCGAGTATTTAACTCAGCTCCTGCTTCTAGAATTTTACTTCAATTGATGTTACAATTGACTCATCGTCAACCATTGGAACTGCAGAATAATGCAGATCTTCGATGATTGTCCGCAAGATCAAGTCTACATTCTCCTGAATAGCTAATTCAGGCAAATCCAATTTCCCGGCAATATTATTTGCTAAAATATATACCGGAGATGTTGGGTGTGCCATATAGCGATCCACGATCATATCCTCAATAATATTCGGATCGATCTTCTTTTTCATCTCATCTCTTAATTCCATTTTTAGTGTTTCGATTTTAGTCATTATAAAATCCTCCTTAAATTTATTCTATATAGTAGAATGTAAAAATTTTAAAACAACCAGTCAATTAAAAATATAGCTAGTAAGGTTTCCCAGAACCCCATATCACGTTCTTCTTTCTTAGCCATCTTGTTTCTCCTTTCAAAAAAAAAAAGGAACTTGGTAGTTCCGTTCTAACATTATTTTTTACGTCCAAATAGTGTCAGAATGAAATTTCCAATTCCTCTTCCGATAGAATAGATTGCCCATCCGAACAATCCAATTGTTACTAATAAAAACCATAGTAATTCCATTTTTTATTCCTCCTTAGTTATATCTATTCTATATAGTAGAGTGTAAAAATTTGAATAAAAAAAGAAGGAGGGTTGTACCTCCTAATGATTAAAGCGGACTCATACGAGACATCATGAGTAGTCGTGCATCTAATTGTTGCTCTTCTGGCAACTCAGAAAACAGACGTGCTCCGATGACTTGAAGTTCTACTTTGTCATTAGGGGTCATCCCTAACTCCTTTTCAGCTTTCAATCCGTAATAAGTAATCATATGTCCAGTAATTAGATTTGGATATTTGATGAATTTCTCCATCCAATCATATTGTTTAGTTACTAGTTCTCGTGCTTTTCGAGTCATGCGTGAACCAAAATATTCCCACATAGCATCCATTACACAATTTTTAGTATACATACCCATTTTGCATTGGAATAGTAAATCTTCCTCAGAAATCCAAGTTTCTTTATTAACGTAATATTTCATAATTATTTACCTCTTTTCTTTCTATATAGAAAGATGTAGATTTTTGAAAAAAAAATGAGCGTTGTAAGTTTTACCCTATCAACGCCCTAATAAGCTATGTACCAGGCTCATTAAATTTTTCACCGTACCATTCACCGGTTATATCACCCATAGCAATCCAACCGACAATACCGTTATGGTTAATCTTAGCCCAGTGCCAATCACATTGGGTTATAGTCTCCAATACTTTGTATTTACGATTGATATCGCATACACCTAGAGACTCGCTTGTCCTAGTAGGTTCTTTCCTAATATGTATTGCTACCTTTGGCATAAAATGAGTCGGTTTCCAATATGCATCTTCGTATTCAGCAATCTTACGATTTAAAGCATCCATAGGGGCTCTCATAGACCCAGCTCCATCTCCTGGTCGCAATACTCCAAATATTCGTATAAATACTGGTGCGTTTGTCGTCCATACATAATGAACCAGGTCTCGGCCTCTAGATTCTTTATATACTGTTCTGAGATTTGATAATTTTTCCTCATTCTCAATATATATTATTTCGTTTTGATCACCGTTATAAAAATACACCTTACGAGGATCCCAACCATGCAAATACGGTTGCCCAGGGTCTCTACCCTCAATACGGAATGTAAAGCATATACTCATAGTAACACCGCCTAGTATCTAGATAGCGCTCTTTTAGTATTAGGGTCTTCTGCTGTTGGTCTAACAACTCCAAATATACGATGATATACCGGTGCAGAGGTGTTCCATTCATAGTGTTTTAAGCTTCGTCCATGAGTGTCTTGATAAATAGCTCGAAGATATTTCAATTCTTCTAGATTGTGGATTGGTTGCACTACGTTGATCGCGCCATTATAATAATAAATAGTTTGCCCATTCCAACCATTTGCGTCTTCTCCACCAATCATAAATGTAAAATCCATAGTTTCTCCTTCTCCGGACCCTCCTCCGCTGTTTCCACCAGTAGAACCTAGTCCATCAGAGTAAGGCGGATAAATAAATCCAATAATGTTTTCTGTTGGGTCCCCTAGTCGTCTTACGCGATACCGTGCAGGACCTCCGAAACCGCCATCGACATTCTGTTCGACAGTTTGGAAATTACCATTAGCATCAGGTTCATTTACTACTATACCAGTATGCCCATACCCGTGGAAAGAGACCCGCATACAGAATATAGCGCCGGCATGAGGTAGTTCTCCACCACCAGTTGTACGCCAACCTAGACCTTGTCCTGCTTTAAGCATATCGATACCGTTACCCCACATAGCACGCCCAAAGAATTTCTGAGCGACCATGTTAGGGAGGTCGACACATTGCATACCATAGGCACCATCTGCATCAACCCCTATACCACGGTCGGCAAGACTACGGACCCAAGTCAATACTTCAGATCGGGTCGCCATATAGCCCTCCTAGAATATTATTTTCCGTCGTCTTCGTTAGCTTGAGCTTCGTTATAACGTTTAGTAGAGATCATCAATACAGAACCTGCGAAAGTCGCAAAGAGCCCGATTGTAGCAGTGATCTTAGTTGCATCAAACCCGTACAAGACACCAAGCCCTGCAATAAGAGTTACAAGGGCAGGTACTACGTTGAGTAAGATGAATTTAGCAGCGTTATATTGTTCGTTTGTTAATGGTTTCATATGTTTATTTATCTCCTAGTTTTATTTAATTGATCGGACGATTACTTTGATCTCGTCAACATCTTCCTTTACCGATTTTAAACCTTCATTCATATAGTCCATACGGTCAACTAATGCTCGAATGATCTTTTGTTCCTCCTCGTACTTATCGAGTCGGTAAGAAACACTATCCAGGTTCTTATCCTGGTGTTTGTTAGATACTTCAAGCTCAGTCAAGCGATGTTCTAAATCTCCTGTCCGGTTCTTTGCTGAAATATAGAATGTGGCACCGCTGATTACGATAGGGAAGACTACCGTAAGAACCCAGTGCATTAGCTCTCTTTCTTGCATGTTCCTCCTCTAATCAATCCGTGGCATTACTACACTAATAACCCCTTGTTGGAGCATCTCTTCCAACTTCTGGCCTTTATATGTGTAACCTTCACCAGATTGCATTGCAAAGGTGAACAATGTTAATGTATCCTTAGGCCATTTGGTATTTGTAGCGTATGGATAAGGCATAACTACTACATCACCGTTATTATAGCGCTTACCGTTAACAAGCGGTTTAGCTACAGATGCAATACGACGATATGCTGGCAAATTCATACTACCTTGGATAGATACGGCAAACGCAACAAGCACAGCCATAGCATCATCCATAGAGTCAAGTTTCTCATCGACTTTTTCAAATCGCTCATTCTCAGCCTTCTTAGGGAAGTTGATATCGTAATGTTTCTGCATTGCTAGTTTGTATAGCTCCGCGTTACTTAAATCAATAGCTGCTTCCTCAAGGAATACATGAACTACCGAATTGTTGTCATCGACAAGGATAACATGGGTTTGCTTGTTATTAGTCGGATCATAATCCAATGATTTAGATTTAAATTCTAGTTTAGACACTTAAATCCTCCCTTTCTTATTTATAGTTATATGGTGGGTACCTTATTTAGTTGGGAACGGGTCTGTTGTAATATAGGTTATAGACCCTGAATATACAGCCGCCTTCGTAATACCTGTAGTTATCCGTATTGCTCCATCTGGATAGAGATAATACATAGCATTCCCTAAGAAATTAGCCGATTCATTCAGTGTTAATATCATAGTAGCCATGCTAGTTGGTCTGAAGCCTACAGGTATAGTTTCAGGACACAGGAAGTTTTCAACTCTCTGCGTGATTGTCTTGATCGATCTAGTTATATGAATAGTAACCAAGTCACCGCTTCTTGTAATCGTTGCTGGTAACTTATAAGGTATATTATCAGTAAAGTTCTTATGGATAAACTTAGGTGGCTCCGGCTCTGGTACAGGTATGTCTGCCTTACATACATACGTCTGTTCCCAGTCAGACCAGTTATTACCCCAGTCTCGCCATCGAACCCAGGTATTCAGCCTGTCGTCCATGAACCTCTGGAAGAGCTCCCGGTGGTTTAAGGCGTATACCTCAAGCATACCATGCTTCTTAGTATCAGGCCCGTTTTTTGCGCCGTGGTCTTTTCCATACACCATGTATATTCCAGTTTCAGTAAAGGTGTTGAAATCTTTCCTAGACAATCGAACATCTTGAATTTGCCCTTCTGTAGATGTAAGCGGGTACTGTTGAATAGGTTTGCCTGCAATACGGATACCACCTGAATACAGAAATCCAGAATTATACACATCCCCAGCAACGTCTAATGTGCCACGTTCCCGTATCTTACCAATACCAACCCCTGTCTGGTCCATAGACATAACCACAGATCTTGTAGGTACTTCAACCCTAAATTCAGAACTAGTGAATTTATCACGTACAGTTCCTATGATTACGTATGATGTACCGGCGTCAAATGTCCCTGCTAGGTTTGCGGCTGAATTCGTGATTTGAGATGTATTGTTAAAGGTAGCACTTGCGGGCCCTTTATTCTCAGTAAAAGTAGATGACCCAAAAGGAGCTACTTTAAAAGATACCTCCATGGTGTTTCTCTGATTACCATTAAGGGGAAGTGGTGCAATCTTAATATTACGAATAACTTGTATCTGTTCGCCGTTTGCGCCTACACGTTTCGCTTCAAAACTTATCTGAGGTAGAAAATAATCTAGAAACGTAACGTTAGTAGTTCTTGCTATACTAGTCCTACCGCGACTATCGGTAACCTTTGCTTCAACTACAGCAGGACCCACCATATTAACATTCCCTATGATACCGTTTTTATCATACGTAGAATAAGGTTTACCTATAATAGTAGCAGAATAACCTGTTATAGTAGACCCGTATGCTCCAACTGCTCCATTGAAATTTGTCTTTACGTTCGATAACACCGAGACAAAGGTATTAGGACCAAGAATGTTCGATACGGGTTGATTTGCATCACTAACAGTGACGCTAGAGAGTGTAGGTTTTACTGATTCAGGGACAGACAAAGTTATATTTTTTTTATCCCGACCTACTTCTTTGTTATTATGGTATGTTATATACGTTATAGTACCAATCCCTTTATCCGCAGTAGGAATCTGGCTACATAATTCTAAAGGTGGGGTCCAATTATAAGATGATACAAATCTTGTAGACCCAGTTATAGACTGATACCAGTTACCAAAATGTACCATAGCACTATGGGTATATGAACTATCATTTCTATCAACAGATATTGTTACTGGGCTACCAATCGTACCTGATATGGTATTACCCGTGCTACCTTTAGAAATATCTTTAAGTTTAATAGACATGCTAGCCCTAGCGGTACCCCATCCTCCAGCGTTAAGTACATATTCACAAGAAATATTTACCGTTTTTGTACCGTCGGAATTATGTTTAATTAGATAGTCCTTACCGAAAATAAGTCGTTTCTGATTTTTACCAAGTACAGGGTCTATATCATAGTGTTCTTCTTTACCGTCAATGTTTAACCAAAGACGTTTAGCACCATTACCAGGATATACTTCACCGCCACCTACCGCGATTAAACGAGCTTGTACGTTAACAAGAGTAGCATTTTGCTCGGGCTTTGCCGCTTGCCAATCTGAAAATAACTCTAGCTGAAGATATGGACCCCATTCGCCAGAGAAATTTACAACTACCATATATTAGTTACCTCCTACATATATTGTTAAATTTCTATCTGGGTTTGAAGTATCTTGCATTGTTACAAATCTACCTATACGAAGTGATTTAACAAACACACCGTTGTCGATCTGCAACACACCTTGTGAAATAGAGGCCACCTCTTTACCACCAGATATAAAAGAAATACGATCTGTTGAAACTAGTACATTTGATGAGCCATCCTTCTGACCTACGATAATACCTTCCTCAGATTGTGACATATAAGTATTGACAAACTCTGTCATAATCTTAAGTTCACCAACTTTGTTTTGTAACTCAGAAATACGCTCACTAGCTCTGATAACCGCAGCCTCAGCTTCTTTACGTCCAGCCTCTTCAATAGCGGTTAAGTTTCGAACCTGGTTAACCCATTCATCAACGATTTCTTGAGAAGCTTTAGCCTCTAACTCTGCTTTGAGTAAAGCGTTACGTTCGGAAAGTTGGTTAATCTGTTCTTGTGTTAAAACTTGGTCGGCTTTTGAAGATATTGCAGTATCGATATCTTCTTGTGCTAAAGAGTAGTCAGTAACTGTATTACCAACTTCTACTTTTATACCTGTTATCCAGGCAGTACCCGTCTTAGTATTTTCTAAAACAAATCGTAGGTTGGTTTTTATCTCATCATAATTCGGATCCGAACCAAAGTCGTATGTTCTTTCAATACGTGTCCAGTCAGATGTTCCTAAAAATCCGAACATACCAGGCCATTCTGGTGAAGATATTTTTCCAGTTTTAGAACTACGTCTAAGTAATCCGCTTGATTTAAAACAGTTGAACCTATCCCAAGAATTTTTACCTTGTGCGACATTCTCGTATTTAACCCAAGCGGTCATTGTGAGCTTGGTATAAACTCTACTTGTGAACTCAGGCGCAATCTTAAAATCTAAAGCGTTGTTGGTGTTACCAGACTCTATACGATAACACTCAGTCTGACCGGTAATATGGTTCTCTGGAAGTCTCTCTATAGCAGCATAGCCTGTAGTTTTATTTTTAATCCATAAGTTTCGTCCGCCAATAACTAGGTCTCCACTTAAAGATACCCACTTATATCGGCTAGGATCACTACTATCAGCTTGCGTATAGTCCGTATATGTACCAATATACTTTTTAGCATAGGTCTGAGCAAGACTAAAATCTAAACGACCATCCGAAGAGTTAGCATAAGCAAAGTGAACATATGGAGTTTGTCCGTTAGCACCGGGTGGCCCGGGGACCCCTTGTTCACCATCGGCACCTTTCCATTTTGTCCAACGATACATTAATGGGTCGGTACTATCTGTTGAATTAAAATCCTGATACATACCGATATATGCCTTATTTGTATCAGTCTGACTAAAACCATTACCATAGGCATTATCCGCATATGCGATGTGTGTATATTGTGTCTTACCGTCTACACCAGGAATACCAGGAATACCCTGATCACCTTTAGGACCTTGCAGACCTTGAATACCCTGAGGGCCGGGAGCACCGTCTTCCCCTTTTATACGTGACCATTTGTATTTTGTAGGATCTGTACTATCAGCTTGGGTAAAATCGGTATAGGTACCCATATATTTTTTATCAGGGTTTCCTAGTACCGTAAAGCCAGTCCTACCATCTTCAGAGTCCGCATAAGCAAAGTGGACATACGGAGTACGACCATCAGCACCGGGCTTACCAGGAACACCATTAGCACCATCAGCACCTTTAACCTTCTGCCAAGTATATCTTGCAGGGTCTGTCGAGTCCGCTTCTGTATAGTCAGTATATGTCCCCATATATAACTTATTCGAAACATCCGCTTTAATCTTAGTTGGTTCTGAGTCGATATCTCCTACACCAGGCGCTTGTATTTCGGTTGTCGTAAAGCCAGTTCTACCGTCTGCTGAGTCCGCATAAGCAAAGTGAACATATGGTGTACGCCCATCAGCTCCGGGCTTACCAGGCACACCATTAGCACCATCAGCACCTAGCCACTTAGACCAAGTATAGTCTTCAGGTCGGTCACTTCCGGCGAAATTGAAATCTTGGTAAATACCAATATAAGGAAGATTACGACCTTGTTCGGGATCTTTTGTGAATACATTATATGTCGTCTTATTACTTTTCGGATCTGTAAAGATCTGATTACACCAAGCAAGGTGTGTATACTGGGTTCTACCATCATTTAAATCGACAATGGTAATCTGACCCGTTGAAAGTAAACCCATTACGCACCTCCTTCCTTGTCTTCTGGCGATAACGAGTAGTCTGTCGCAACTGCACCCTCTTCGACTTTAACCCCAGTAATCCAGGCAGTACCTGATTGAGTGTCCTCAAGCATGAACCTGAGATCCATTTTCAACTCATCATACTCGGTATTACTGCCGTAGTCATAAGTTACTTCGATACGCTTCCAATCAGAAGATCCCTCGAATGTAAAATGCCCAGGGTAATCAATAGGCGCTGCTTCATTTGTCTTGGAGTTACGTCTTTCCAATGGGACTGATTTAAAACAGTTAAATCCTTGCCAAGGGTTTGGACCCTTTTTAACATTCTCATATTTAACCCAAGCTGACATTGTGAGTTTTGTATAGAGGCGTTTAGTGAAGTCTGGAGCAATATTGAATTTTAGATTATTCTTCGGCCAGCCCGTCTCTATTCGATAACACTCTGTCTGACCAGTAATATGGTTTTCAGGGAGTTTCTCAATAGCGGCGTAACCTTCACATTTAGAATTTACCCATAAGTTCCGACCAATGACTTTGGTATTACCGACCGTATCATCCTGTTTAGGTTTAGTAGGGTTGGTAGTATTGGCCTCGTCTTTAGTTGTAATTGCGACAGAGAATGTTGCTCTATCTGCGACATCAATATGAGTAACACCAACACTCTTCCTTCTGGCCTCAGGACGTTGACTCCATGCCTCATCAACTTCACCGTTACCATTAACCTTCGTCCAAATATAGTTAAAAGCAGCACCCCTTGTGTCTATCTCAACATCGTCTCTAAATAATTTAGCAGTTAAGACAGTTTCAATAACGCCGTTCTTAAACACATCACCGTTACTAGACTCAATAGTTGTGAGTATAGGAGACACACCGTCGTTTACAGTTGCAATGGTGATATCCTGAAACTCAACCATCTGTCCTTGAACCCAAGCTTGAATTGTAATAAGGGCGTTACCACTAGTCCCGACATTGGAACGAGAGACTCTAAACTTTGTTCCGCTACCAGCAAGATTGTTATCTATAAAGTAGCTAAAGTCAACGTCGGTAACTTCACTTTTACCTTTATATAAAGTTGGAATCAACTCGCAACTATCAGTCACTTCACGGAACATTGTCGGTCCTGTTGTTTTTACAGTCATTTTGAAAGGTTGTGCCTCGTTAATCATACGAGACATTGTATTCATCAAAGTCGAATTGTTAGTAGGACGAACAGCAACAACATTTGATAATGTAAGTCTCGTCTTACTAGGGTCTGTCGAACATCGAACCATTTCAACAACACGAGCTCTAATAAGGAGCCCTCCAACAAAGTTCTCATCCGTCATAAATATAACATCGCCGATCTTAATATCATAGCGTTGTAATACCATAGCGGAATTCAGACTAATTTCCCATGTGGTTATAGGATACATGTAGTTACGAAGCATCTTGACACCGTAAGCCCAAGCTTCCTCTGATGTTGTAAACTCTGTTTTAACATCGCGAACGATCCAAGGGTCACAGTTATCACGTTTATTAACTGAAGGATAAAGTTTGGCTGAGATGGGCGCGTAGATTGTATGTGATCCACGATTAACATACATCTCAACATGTTTTCCATCTGGAGCTTTAATATCACGAGAGTTAGGGAATGTGATATACGCCCCGTCTTTATTACGCATCCGAATAGCAGAGAATAAATTAGTCTTATCTTCTTTTTTGACGACAGACGCTACATCTCTACCCATCTGCAGACGAATATCTGTACGAACTCTACCTAAACCAGGTTCGTGGTCTTTTGCTGTATTGCGGGATTTATAAACATTGAGTACATATTTATCAATCTGTCCGCCAGTGGTAAGTTTGGTTATAATCTCCATCTCACCATCAAACGCCTCGACTAGTTTAAGAATTCGAGCCAAACAAGTATCATCATCAGATTCAAATTTAAGGGTTTGCTTAGTTTTACGGATCTCGCAAATACCTAATTCAATACGAGTAAATTTAAATAAACTCATAGCCTCGATATACTCTAAGAATGTTTTAGCATCCTTACTCTCATATGCAACCACTTTTTCATTAAGTAATTCTAGGTTGGTAGTTACACATTCTAGAGTAATAGTATAGTCGGTCTCTTTACGTGTCATTACGTTAAATACATAATCAACATCATCTTCATGAAATGAAATATATGATTCCGTAGTGAGATTAGCTATACGTTCATTAAGAACTCCATTTGAATATTTATCAACAGTAAAAGTAAAGGTGGCCGAACCCTTACCGCAGTATTGATGGAACTCTTCATCATAATATTTCAGAGAACCAGGCACGTCATTGTTAATATGGTCAACAATGTTCATTGCGTTATCATGAACCGCTAACTGCCATCCAGGTTTTACATTCATTTTGAAGTTTCGCCCTCCTTTCTTATAACCATGCTTCTTCCCACTCTACGGTAACCTCAGGGGCTGTAGAAACAAAACCTGAAGAATGTACTTCAAGTTTCGACTCCCCGGGTGGGATTGAAAAATATCGGGAACCGTTTACTAGATCCCCTTCTGCTCCGACACCCTGGCTTGATGCCTCTGGATCGGAGATGTATGATATCCTACCCTCATACATATCGACGACGATCTCACTACCGGCATTATATTTATTAGGTACCAGATCATATCGTTGTACGTTCGTCTTCTGGAACTTAAGTGATTGAATACACAAGGTATCCAAATGACCGACACCCGGTCTTTCATTTCTAAGACGGCCGTAAAGAATCCATATCTTAGTACATTCCAAGTTCTCCTTGGCAGCATCAACAACTGTTTTCGGTATCCCGTTATAAGTGTATGTGAACTTAGCCCCATCCTTAATAACATAAGCATTACCTGTTCTGCTATTGAAAGCAGGGTTAGGTCGTTGTTGACCTGGCTCATTGTTATTAGATCCAAACTCATTATCTTCACGAGGTTGCATATGGATATCTTTAGTAGTAAAGTACTGTACGGTCCTATCGCTATCAGTTGTCCATTTATCCAAGGCATATGCGCAGATAAGTTGGTCGTTATCGTCCATGAACATAATTGCTAACAGACCGGTTTGACCAATCTTAGATGCCCAAAGTTTTAGGTTGAAATCACAACGGAAGTTCTTAGCACCTTTTACATTGTTACTATCTGCCGGTAGCTTGTATTCATATACAGCACACCCCCAGTCTTGCCCGATACCCTTAGAACCAGTACGAGTCCAGTGTAGTCCAGGACAAGGATAACCAACACCTCCTGGTGCTTTTGGAGCCCAATCGAGGGTTAGATCACTAATCTCGGCATGATTAGCAACGGATAAAGGAGATTGCGAACTAAGCTTACCACCAATATTGACTCCTTTACGCCATCCGGCTGAATCATTAGGTGTAAGGTTAAGTAATAGTTGGGATTGGTCGTAAGATCCTGATGCAGTTACAGCACCATCTCTTCCGGCCGCACTTGTCCCAATCTCCATAATACCATTTCTATTAACAATACCAATCCATCCGTTAGTACCTTTATTCTTAATTCTAATGCGAGGATAAGCTGGTGCACTTCCTGCATTATTTAAAGTCATTTTGACAATATTCCCTTCTTTAGTAAGAGAACCGATATCGGGAGAGTTAGTATTCGACGTCAACACCTTTGTAAGCTCGGAATGAAGTAATCCATCCGGGACTTCAAATGAAATAGACACCGTAGCCTGACTCTTTTGTAAATCCTCACTAAACTTTGGTTGACCTGATGTTACGGCAAGGTAGTATTTACCATCCTGATCATCAAACTGTAATTTCTTTGGGCCATTAGGACAGTCAAGAGCCCTAGCTAATTTCGTACGAAGCGATAATATCTCAGCAGGGCTACCTGTTTTATGTCCTTCAATGGTAATATCATAAGAAGTTCTTCTACCAGAAACCCATGTCTTACCAAAACGGCCAGTGCCGGCAGAATATGTATGTTCTTGACCAGCACCAGCATTACGTTCAACCTTAGTTATAGCATCGAAGAGTTTACCAATATCAACAGCATCGGTTCCTTCACCAAAGATTATGGAGAAATAAGATTCATCTCTCATAGTCTCGGTAACACTCCATCTAACATATTTAATCGATCATTATATGATCTTTGTGCATCTGCCATACCTGGGGCAAGCGCACGGTTTACCAAATCTTTATCCAAGTATATTGGATTGACTTGGCCTTGAGCAAGTAAATCATTACCTGCAGATGTATAATCGTTAAGTGTCTCAAGTTTTGAGTCAAGACGGTTTAGACCAGCAACAACAGATGCGATATCTGCACGATTAGATGCTAGACTATTTGTGGTAGGGTTAAGTGAACCATAGTCAACACCAATAGTATTTAGGTTAAGGGATCCGTTTCCTGTCCATGAATATCCAGAAAGGTTAGACATGTCTAATACAGGTTTGATGGTTGGTGAAAGCTCCATGTTCTCATCAAGATATCCATTCATACCTACGATAGCATCATGCACATAAGACATAACCCCATTCATAGATGATGACACAAATCCCATTGATGTAGTTGATCCCAAACCAGTCGCAAATTCTTTTACGATAGCTTTACCTGATCTAGCGACAGCACGCCATCCATCCCCAGAGAAAGGTCCTTCTTTCGCAGGAGAGTGTGGGAATAGTCGACTTACAGCAGACATTACTCTAGATGCTGCACCCGATACTAAAGACATAACGCTAGGAGCGTTCAATCCCCCCGCGAACGATCTAGTAATCGCCATACCTGAACCTGTAGCATCGAAACTTAATTGGCCAGTTGCTGCATCACGCACTTGTCCTGCATTTCCAGCAGCAGTACCTTTGCCACCAATAATACCGCCGTTATATCCGGCCATACCTTCTTGTCCAATAGGTCCGCCATTAAATCCAAGATTAGTGGTTACACTCTTAGATGTGTTCTTAGCAGAGCCCGCAGCGTTCTTACCGCCTTTATCGATAGCACCAACATATTGGTCCATAGTAGACATTGCGGGAGGTACTGATCCGGATACATCCAAACCTTTTACGACACCCTTACCTGTCTCATCGGCTTTTGTAAGAGCTGATGATTTTATCTGATCTAGTTTTGAATTAACTTGTTCTCCAACTTTACCAGTAGCATCTCCAGCAGGAGGGGCGGCATCTTCAATTTTCTTGATATATGCTTGCCATTGCTCCTCTGAAACTTTCGAGAAGTCACCCTTAGCTAATGCAGCAATAATTTCAGGAGGGATTTTTCCAGATTTGATTGCGGCAAGAGCTTTAACTTCATCTAGTTTGCCACCTAAGTGGGTGTCTAAATTAAGAAGGGCCAAAGCCACAACTTCTTGGTCAAACCCTTGTCCATTGTTACTCAAACCGTTAATTACAGCATCGCGAATTTGCTTAGCACGATCACCAGCAGGGGCTTCAGCTTTAGAAATTCCAGCTAAGAATTCTTGCATCTGTTCTTCAGACATTTCTGAGAAGTCACCCTCTGAGAGTTTCTGGATCATCTCTTGACTGATTTCACCAGATTTGATACCTGCGGTAACTTTTGTCATATCCAAATTGCCGCCCATGAACTCATTGAGTTTGGTGAATGCGGATGTCAATGATGTCAAATCGAAACCACCGTCTCCACCAAGCCCATCTTCCAAGGATTTCTTAACTTCTTCAGCACTAGTCTTAACTTTAGGCTTAGCTGTAAGTATGCCGTTGGCATAGTCATATCCGGCCGCCTCAGCGATCTTCTTGACGTCTGTCTCAGACATACCCATTTCAACCATTTTGGCGAAAAGCTTACCAGCCTCTTGAGCACTGACAGATCCTGACTTAAGTCCTCGAATGAACTCGTCAGCACCTTGAATACCCAACTGAGAACAGAAGATCTTGAATTTCTCAAGACCGTCCTGAGATTTACTTGCAAAGGTTATAGCTGATTGAACTTCTGCTTGACCAAGTTTCTCAAGTTGCTTGATAGCAGAATCAACCCCTTCTTTAGCTGTAAGTTCAGCAAATCGTTTTACTTTGTTGATACGATCTTGTTGCCATTTTGAGAATCCGTCAGCCGCATCATAAACCGCTTGCTTGGCGTCTCTCATCTTATCTTCGAAACCTGGTATCCAACTAAATATAGCCCCAAAGCCATCAGCAAGCATACCAATAAGAGCAGCAATAGACTCTGCAATAACTGATGTAATAGCCGCAAAGATTTCCATTACAGATACTACGATAACGTTCTTGTTATTACGAACCCATTGTGCGATTTGGCGCATACCGGACAATACACCATCACAGATCTTAATAATCCATGTAGGGAGAGCGGACAAGATACTATCAATAATCTGACCACCAATCTCGACAACCGCTCCGACCAAGTCATTAGCCGCCCGAGCAATACCTATAACGATACCCTTGATAAACTGTATACCTATCTCAATGATACGAGGCATGTTGGCTTCAACACCTTTAATGGTACCTGTTACGATACCCTCGACCATCTTAGCAACAACCTCAGCTATACTATCTCCGCCTTTAGCAGCTTCTTTAAAGAATTCAGCAAAGTTCTTACCGCCTTCTTTACCTAGTCGAGAAGCAGCTTCAATAAGTCTAGTGATAGAATCGACAAGTTTACTGATGGACTCAATAAAGTAACCTGCAGCAGCGACAACAGCGGCAATACCTGCAGCCATTGCTAAGAATGCAGTTGCGATACCTGTAATACTTGCTATAGCGCCTCCGCCGCCGAATTTACTCATGAGAACACCAATACCAGCGATAGCGCCAAATATTGAGACAAGCGCTACTGATTGCCATAATAAGTCTTTAATTGGAACTGTTGAAAGGATCTTAAGACCTACTGCGGAACCGACAATAGAAGCGACCACAGCACCCATACCTTTGAAGTCTTCAACTTTCAGTCTACCAGCAACTTGACCAACTTTGGCAATTCCATAGAATATACCAACAAGTGATGCAGAAGCTACTAGAATTTCACTCCAGTTCGCATTACCATTAGCAAGGAGGGATAACCCTGCTGCGGCTAAAGTGAGCGACCCTGCGATAACCGCAACGTTCTTAACCCCTTCATCAATACCTCTATCAGCTAAGCCATTAGACTTGATCGTTTGAGATATTGCAGCCATTGCAGCAATAGCAACAGACATAGCACCTAGAGCTAACACCAGAGAATTAGGGTCTTTCATTTGCCCCATATCATTAGCTAACTTGGTTACCATAAACATAATACCCGCCAAACCAGCAAATAACACAGTTGCGTTCTTTGTGAAAGATTGTTTGGTGTTGTCAAGTTTGCTAAAGGTATATGTGATACCGGCAATAACAGCCATAAGTATTGCAACTGCAGCGCCACCTTGCTTAAGGGTTTTGGTATCCATCTCACCAAGTTTCTGTATAGTCTTAGTGATACCCCCTATTGCTTTAGCAACAGTTAGGAATGTCAAGAATGAAGTCATTTTGACGTTTTCCATCTTACTTGTCTGCCAGATAATCATAGTTAGACCACCGATTATCGTAGCTATACCTAGTAGACCTTTTCCAAGAGATCCCATGTCCATTTGTCCAAGTTTCACAACTTCTTTAGCGACTTTCTTAACCGCATAGGCTATACCTATAAAGGTTAGAAGGCTGACTGAGATTTTTCGCATCTCTGAAGCTTTTGTGCCACCCGAACCTTGGAAACGAGTCATTGCTACGGTTATACCGCCTAATATGGTCAGTAATACAGTCGCAGCAATACCACCACGCCATAAAGCTCCAACATCCATACGTCCTAAAATAGAGACTGCTCCTGATACCAAAAATATCGAACCAGCGATACTTAGCATACCGAGCATCATCTTCTTAGCGCCGTCTACTTTATCTTTATCAAACTTACTTGTCGTTATCGATAAGGTTAGGTAGAATGCTTCAAATGCAACTAGGACAGCGGTAAGACCGATGATACCAGTGATAAGTTTATCTTGTGGAATAAACGATAACACTAGGAGTGCTGCAGTAAGCGTACCGATAGCCAAGGCAAAGGCTTTGATATTCTCAAAACGAGCTTTCGCTTTAAAGAACCCGCCTAATTGTGTGAACATACCTTTGGCCGCATCGAATGCCGCTTTACTTCCTTTGGTTAGGGTATCGAAGAATGCACCAAATACCTCCTTGATACCTAATACTTTCTTACGAGTATTCCAAAGGAGCATAATACCACCGACAAGAACAAAGATCTTACCTAATTGAGCTGAGTCTGCTTTTTCTAACGGTTTGAAGGCTTCACCCATTACACCGCTAATCATCTTAAGCAAGTCACCAATGGTACCAAAGATACTACTTGTCTTAGTATTAAGATCTCCGAGTTTATTATCGACGTCACCAATCTTATGACTAAGTACATCAAGTTTACTTACACCGTAGTCATCCGCAGTCATCTCATCGGCACTAGCAGAATGTATTTTAAAGATCTCTTTAAACCCATCCCAAAGCTTCTTAAGTGCTTCCTTGAGTTTCTCAAATACCTTATGGATAGCATCTCCAACAGTTTGGATAGTTGAACCGAATGAGCTGAAATCAAGTTTAGCTCCTGTAAACGCTGATCCAAATACGGATACGAATTGGCGTAGAGCATCACCTAATCGGCTAAAGCTATCTCGCAAACCAGCAGGTAATGATTTAAAGAAATCTCCAAACCAAGGCCCTACATTTGTGCGTAACCAATCCATGGTAGCAGTAAAGCCATGTTTGATACCATCCCCGATTGCTGTCAGAGTTGGCCCTGAGGCAGTTTGCTTAAGTCCCTGCCAGAACCCATTAAACCAGCCTTTGAAAGTATTCAGTGTACCTTTATAGCTACTGAAGTCCATTTTGGAATTCTTAAGTTCGTTACGAATATTACCGAAGGCCTCTTTCATAACCATCCCACCCGCAACGAACGGTGCAAATGCAATACGGAAACCAGAAAGCTCACCAGCCCATTTACGGAAACCGTCAACGGACTTCACAATACCTGGTACCACACCTTCTGAGAAGTTAGCGCGGATTGCTTTTCCGGCATCCCCTAGTGGTTTTGTAATCCCACTTAGGTCAATCTTACCAAAAGTTAAATCTGAGAATTTTTCTTTAAGCCATTTAAGTGCTTCTGTTACTTTATCAATAGCAGGTTTCAAGAAACTCAATGAGAATTTAACCTTCTCAAGTTTATCAGCATAGGCATCAAGTGTAGGCCACTTACGACGAATAACATCTGCGAAACCTTTGAACGAGAATGTAGTAGTTTCTAACCATTTTGACAAATTCTGACTTCCGCTAATCATAGCTCCGAATGGGTTACCCGCAAACGAAGAAAGACCAGCTTTCAAACCAGACAAGTCAGGCATCTTGAATGAGAAACCGCTAAAGGCATTCTTAAGTTGAGGAGGGATTAGTTTATCCCACTTAACAACGCTCATGAACTGTTTCCATGTGAGAATTTCTCTCTTTAGAACACCATCCATAGCATCATTAAGACTAGCCCAGAAGGCCTTGTAGGATACCTTAATACGTCCTGTCTCATTAGCCCAGTTATGTCGAATGTTAAATAGAGCTGTACGGAGACTATGCCCCATACGACCAGCCCAGTGATCCATCTTACCTGTCGCATCGTTGAAATTCGAGAACCCGACAAGGAATTTACCTAGAGCTTTACCAAAGATAGGGAAACGTTGTGTTGCACTACCTACGAAGAAAAGCCACTCGTTGAATTTCCTAGTATTAGTTCCGAGTGCATTACCTAAAGAGGTAAATGGATTGGTAATCTTCGACATAAGACCATGTAGGGATTGTTTTAACCTGTCAATTGACGGGGTCAAGAACTTGATAACTTGCCATAGTTTACTAAACCATGCCACCATCTTATCAAATCCTGCAGGTATCTTGCCAATGAAATTGTTAAACTTCTCTGAGAATGATGCTAGACCGTTATGGATCTTATCCCATAAGGCTGTCCATACATTCCCAATAAATTTAAATATACCACCAAGTTTATCAAATGGTATGATTAGTTGTAAGATCTTTTCAACCATCCGAACCGAAGTATAGAATACTTTGGAGACCATACCAGCAATTAGGATAAGGTCTTTAATAAGATGGTTAGGAATAAGAGCTCCTAGGAATTTCAGCTTAGCGAATACTTCAGCAGAAATCCATTTCAAACTCTGGAAGACCAGAATAAAAATGTTCTTGAATGCTTCTAGTTCAGCTTTACCTAGACGTAACTTGTCAGCAAGCTTACCAATACCATTTGCTAATGCTTCTGCCATTTTAGACCCGGCATTACCACCGAATACATGAGTAAAGGCGTTACCAAATGAACTGAATACACCACCAACACTACCGAAAACAGATTCTAGAACCTTAACGATATTGTTACGTCCACCAAATTCAACAAAAGCCTTGGCAAGTTCTGTAGCTTTATTACCAACAGCACCCATTGCATTAGCAGCAATGTTACCCCACTTAGTCCAGAAGGCAGTTACTTCATCACTACCTGCTTGGCCAATAAGGGTTTCCCAGAAACGAGCCCAGGCAGAAGTAACCTGGTCAGATACGGCCTCGGCAACTTCACCGAATGTGTGAAATTCTGCAGCCATTTTGACCAAAGTCTCATCGTTGGCAAGCTGCTCAAGGGATTTGATTAAGACTTCGTTTGTAAGCCAACCGTCTTTCAATGATGCACGGAAACCTTCCGACATATCAACATTCTGACCTAAAGCCTGCGCAGTTTGAACCAAGATATCCTTGAAACGTTTAGTGGCCATACCGGCATTTTCTACAGACATCCAGTTTTGAGTATTCATCATACCCATTTGCAATGCCTGTTGTACCCCGAATTGGAGTGACCGGTTAAAGCCGTCAGTTGTAGCTCCGGCAGACGCCGCCAAGTTACCCCAACCTTTAAGCGCAGTAGTTGCATCGTTGAGGCCAACCCCGGCATTTACGAACTGAGCCAAGGAGCCGTGCATCTGTTTAACAGAGTATTTGGTTGTCTCAGCATACTTTTGTAATTCATCCAATGAGTTTGTGATGTTACCCATTTCAGATTTACCAAGTGCCGCAACCAACATGTTTACGGAGTTGATCTTTTCTTCAAACTGCCCAAACCCTGCTTTAAGAGGGGCGATTGAATGTAGGATCTTTCCTCCAATATTCTTAGCGATAGCCAAACCTGCCATCGCCGCATTAGCCGCAATGTTACCTAGGGCAACAGAGGCTACAGATTGTAGCAACCCGAATTTCCCAGAAGTGTTTTGAACACCTGTCTGGATTTTACTCATTCCATCCGCAACCCCTTTAGTACCAGAACTAATAGGGCTTACAAAATTGAACATACTGGATACTAGTTTACCTACAGAACCAGTAGTTCCTCCGATAGCAGAGGTAATCTTATCGAATACGCCCAAATATGCATTACCCAGCTTAGGTGCTGAGTTAAACAATCCGGTAATAGCCTGAGATAAGGACTTAGCAGATTTCTCAGTATTTCCGAATAACCCGCTTTTACCATCTGCTGCTTGTTTGAGTCCTTTATCTAAATCTGATAGAGAAGACAGGGACTCTTTTAATCCTTGTTTGAACTGCTCATTATCAATACCTAGTTTGATAAGGCGTTCTTCGATTACCTGTTTACTCAATTATATTCTCCACCTCCCTCAGTATTTCATCTACTACAGAATCTACAATGGGAGTAACAAAATTGTTAGCAGGGACATAACCACCAGTACCAGTACCATGCCCGTTTACAATAAGGACTACCAAGGGTGTACCATCCGAAATCTTATTCGAGTTAGAATAGTACAAAGTATAACCATTTTGATTTTTTTCGACTTCCATGTCCCATGACGAAGCAGTCTTACCTGAACGTGATGGTGTACCATTGATAAGACGTCTAAGTCCCTTATGCCCGATAGATGACATAGAACTTTTGATAGTGGATAAAGTAGAGGCTTTGTTTAAGGCTTTTGATAATCCGGTTTTTACCTTAACGGATGTTACCTTTAGACGCATTCAACTTCTCCTTCTTCATCTGTTCGATTTGTGCTAGACGCTTAGCATTAAGATCTTCATATGTACGAAGAGTCTCAGCTTTAGACATCTTCTTCTTATCAGGGTTATTCAACTCACTAATAACGGCCAACATAGTTAATAGTCTATGTAGGTTCCAGTTTTCACATTCAAAAGGAACTCTCGCATTAGCCATACAGGCATAGATTACTTCAGATGTTTGTATCATGCCGGCTGAAGAGGTATTATCATCACCTCTTTTAGTGATAGTTGTCGCAGTAGGTATATCATTTAGATACAGTCCTAGTTGTGTAACAACATCACTTGTCAAATCATCATAAGTAATATCATCTTGACACATGAGAATAAAATAGTCAAAGAGCTCTGCAGTGGTCTTTTCCTCTCGAGTTAAAAAAGGCTTGCGATATAGAGACTCCCATTCGGCTAAAACTTTTAGTGTATTCTCAAAGTGCAAACGTCGACCCGGTATAGTTATAAATTGGTTGGTTTCCTCGTTATAATACTCCCTATCAGGGGTATCTATTATTAACATACCGACCTCCTACGAGATAAAAATAAAAGAGGGGCGTAAAAAATTACCCCTCATCTATACATTATTTCTTCTTGATTTTAGAAACCTTTTCAGGAACAGTTCCTTTGCTTGGGTTTCCAACAATAGCCGTGAAGAATTTGGCTGTATTACCTTCAGAACCATTATCTTGGTCTTCAGCTACATCTAGCATCATTTGTACAAACAAAGCTGAGTATGCTTCTGAGTTAATAAAGTCTTCCTGAAGTTTCTTATCTTTACGGAAAGTACGTCCGTCTTCTGAGCGTTCACCGTAAGCCTGTTTAAGAATTCCTTCAAGGAAGTCAAAGATCTCGTCAATGTCTTCACGAGCCATTACTTCTTTGATGTAGTCTTCCCAGTCCATCTTAGCACGACCTAGAATACGAACAACTTCGTCATTACGTAAGTGGAACCATAATTCCTCAGTTACTGGTTCACCAGTCAACAAGTTGTCATAAGTTACTGTTCTTGAAATCATTTCTATACTCCTTTAATGTATATGTTTAATCCATTTTGAATTTTTTCGGTACCAGCACGACCTTAGCTGTCCAACCCCTATCCCGTACCGTTAATTAGTTAGTTACCCTGCAACCAATCCAAGAAGAGTGAATACTTCTTCTGGTTTTGGAAGAGTTGGGTCAGCGTCTGCAGATCCATAAAGTTTCTTCTCAAGTTCTGCAAGTTTATCTTTATCAACCAAAGTGCTGTTGATTTCGATGTGTGCAGTTGGTTTCATACCTGGTACTGAAACTGGTACTGTTTCAAAGTCCCAAGAGAACTCAAGAGCATCTGGGCTTTCGTTGATTGTTTGGTATTCTTTACTTGATACACCAGCAGATGCTGAGTAAACAAGGTGAAGAATGTAACCGTAGTCCAAACCTTCAGTATCGTTACCAATACGAGTACGGTATGAAAGACCGAAGTTAGAACGTGCTTGACCAGATACAGTCACACCAGCAAGTTCTTTCTTAGATCCTGATGCATTAGTCATAGGTGAAAGTTTACCTTGACATTTATTCCACTCACTAGGATATGTGTAAGCAGAGATTTGACCTTTGAAACGTTCGTCTGAACGCAAGTTAAGGTATTTCTTGTTGTTTGCGTATTTCGCAGTAGCTTCCGCACCTTCAGGTGATTCAGATACTTTAGTCAAACCGTCCCAAGCAACACCTTTACCGTATTCACCAGTGTTTCCGATAACGTAAAGGACACCGTTGTCAACCCCGTTCTCAAAGAGACGTTTTGTATCCTGATCCCAAACTAATTGTGCCATTTATAGATTTCCTCCAATAATTTAAGCTTCTGAGAATTCACCAAACGCATTGATACGTTGGCCGTTCTCAACATTACCACAAGCAACATAACGTCGCTCACCACTAGTTGCCCCAATATAAGACAACCAACGATAGCCGTCAGCATCCATCCATTGATCGTAAATGAATGTTTGTTCAGGCGTGTATAGATCTACAATTTCCGCAGATAAGTGCGGAGCCTTACGGACGTTAAGTCCAGCAACTTTAACTGTAAAACGAGCAACCTCTTCATGAACTACTACTTCATCAGCAGGAGTCTCAGGTTGAGGAGCAATAACAGGTTCTGGTTGAGGTTCGTCATTGTAAGGTGGATAGAACCATCCGACAATACCCGTAAAGTCACGAGTATGGTATCGAGCCGGGCCTCCAACATAAAGTGAGTCAAAGTTCCCATCGATGTTCTGTTCAATAGTGCTGATAGTGTACCCGTCAGAGTCTTCAATAACAAGACCAGTATGACCATAGTTATGATCAGTAGTGGCCATTACAAAGATAGCCCCTGCACGTGGGTTTACACCAATCGCATCATACACAACTTCGTAACCGTTGTCACGAGCTGAGTCGAGCAAGTCAATAGCATTACCCCATAGGATTTTACCGAAGTAAATCTGAGAAATACTATTTGGCAAATCGACACATTGCGTACCGTATGCTCCGTCAGCATCAGTACCGATACCTTGATCGGCCAATGAACGGGCATAGTTAATTACTTCTTGTACTGTTGCCATTTTCTTCCTTTCTATGCATAGACGACAAATACTTTATGGTATAATCCATTGTATTTATACTCAGTACGAAATGCAGAATGATCAAATAAGTTCATAACTTTCAAGAAAATATCATCGCCTTCCTCTTTGGAAATATATAATACTTTATAAGCGACGTTCGCTGAATAAATCTTGTTATTCGCCTTAAGAATATCAATATCTTCACGAGTAACCACACAAGCAGGATACTTAAGTACGACACTGTCAGGTGGTGTGAAATAGATATTAGGCGTGATATTATCTTTTAGTTTTCTAAGAACTGACTCTCTACTCTTCATACGATCACCTACAATTCATCCCAATGACTATGATCGGTATCAGGAATAGGTGTACCAGGTGATATACCAGGTGAAATTCCTGCACTAGTGGTGCCTTCAGAACTAGGTGCAACCGCATTACTCGTACTATTAGGAGTACATGCACCATTCGTATGCTCTTTAATAAACTTAAGGATATCAAGATACTTCGTACCATCCCAGATTTGAATAATGCCCTCCGAAAGTACTAAAGTACCAGGGGTAGGGTTTTCATCTGACACGTCCTTAACATTAAGTTTATTGAATGCGTCAATTTTCAAATCATTTTGAGATTTTTGAGAAGCTTCCTTGACAATCCGCTCAAGTTCACCTTTTAGTTCAGATAGCTCAATATCATCAATAGTGATAGCGGCTCTAGGAGGATACGGACGAACCTTATCAACCTTATAGATCGTTCCCATATACACAATGTGTGTAATACGGCTCAAGCGATCATCTGGACTATTCGGGAGAAGCGTATCAAATATAAGAGTAGTCTTAGTATTCTGATTGATACTATTACCATCGTCTATGTAAAATGACTTAGAGGTTATGCGAGCCATTAACAAAGGGGAAACGGTATATTTATACCGATAATCCCCAATCGCAACTTCCTCCGGGTCTTTGGAACGGAAGATAACCCTAATTCCAGCTTTTGTCATTATATTACCTTCCTACCTTCCAAGGCTATTCAGCTTTTTTAGGTTTCTTTTGTTTAGGAGCGGTTTCTACATCACCGAGTTTCTTTTCTTCCTCAGTCATAGCGATACCGTTAACTGCTGGATCGTAATCTACAGCTTTAGCACCTACACCTTTAACTTCAGTTGGGTCTGTTTGTACAGTCCAAGTTGGTTTAGTCTTAAGACCAGTAGAATCGAACTTAGTAGCAGTTTCGTCAACTTCAGCTTTACCTGTTACAGTAACAACGATAAATGACTTAGGTGTACGGATAGCACCAGACATACGAGCATGCATCAAGTATTTATGTTGCATGAAGTCGATATCGAAGCTATCAAATGTAGCGATTTCACCGTTCTTAGACATACCGAATTGATAGTCTACAAGGTTACCGATGATGAATGTTCCTTGAGGAAGCGCACGGTATTCAACAACTTCATCACACATGAAGTATGCTGCAATGTTTGCGTTACCAGGTACTTGGTTGTTGTCCATAGATGGAGCATACAAGTAACGACCGTTCTTGTCTTTAAGTGTCTTCAACTTAGCCAAATCAAATGGGTTGATGTAAAGACATGGTTTACCAGAACCTTGGTAAGCAGGGAATGCTTTACTGATCACTTCGTCAACCGCAGTTTCAAATGAAGCAGCAGTTACTTTAATTGTGAACAATGGATCATCTTTGATGATAGGGCGAATATGTTTTTCGCTGATCTTTTCTGGGTTACGTTTACCATCAGAAAGTGTCAAAGGACGTCCGTCAGACAAGAATGCTGCGCGAACGATTTCTTCTTTAAACTTAGCCATTTGAACTTGTTGTACAAAGTTAACAGCTGCAAATCCGCCGTCTTGCAAGTCGATCAAGTCATCATGGTCGATTGTTTCCCGACGAGTAACAGAACCTGGAGTAGTTTCACGGAAGTAAACTTCTTCGATTGAGTCAAGAGTTTGGTTACCTTTAATGTATCCACGAGCACGAGCTTCGTCTTCCGTAAGGTTAGCAAACATATTCTTAACACGAGGAAGTGGAGACTTACCGAATTGTCCCATGATCTTGTCAATGTTAAGTGAACCTGGGTTATAGACATTAACACCGCCAGCATTAGCAGGTTGTGGGAACAATGTTTCCATACCTACCAAACCATGTTGAAGTGAGTCTTCACCTAGGATATCGTTAGCGCGCAATACGCCAGCCAATGATGTAGCATTACCTTGGATAGCGCTATGGAGCAACTTATCAAGTTCTTTTTCTGTTACTTCAGCTTGAGTAGTTCCTTGGAATTGATTGTGTTTCAAAGTTTCTTCTCCTTCAAAGATAGAATGTGCGACAGAGTCGCTAGATTCACCAGCGTCTTCGCTAGTTTCAGATGTTGAGTCAGCTTCAGTAGTTTCGACACTTTCGTCCAAACCGTTAATTTCTAACTCATTTTGAGTTTCTTCGTCACCTTCTGCTTCTTCAGCTTCAAGAGCGTTAGACACATCAGTGATGACACCGTTAACGAGGTTCTCTACTTCTTCGTCAGTAAGTCCCTCTAGAATTTCTTCATATGAACGAGACATTTGTCCCTCCTTTTGTTCTTCCTCTTCCTCTTCCGCATCTGCAGAATGAAGAAGTTCCTGTGTGATACCAGTGAAAATGGTAGCACGGTCGCTTTCGTACTCTTCAGTCCCGTAAGCGCTATGGAGCATAACATGTTCGATAACCGCACCAGGATTAGCACCTTTAAGAACTAGACTTACTTCATAGATTTCGCCATGAATTACATCATTACCGTTCTTACGGATACCTCGGGCCCCGATAGACATAGCGTTAACATCACCATGTTTAAGAAGGACTCGTGTGTCTTGTGCATGTTCGGTATCGTTAAGATAGCCGTAACCGTAGACACCCTGATCACGGTGCTGAAGAATCATATACCCCAACACGTTTGAAGGACTGGAGTAGTCATGTTGCCACACGATAGGAACTTGACCGCCATTGTTTTGGCGAAAGGCATCGTGACGAATCACAACACCGTCGCTACATTGAATGTCGTTCTTAGTAACCCATCCGGCGAAGTCGGGCTTCTTATGCAACTACATTTTCCTCCATAAATTATTATACATCCAAGCGATTACCATACTCATCTACTGGATTGCCGTCAGCATCGACGTACCCACCGTAGCCATCTTCGTAGATTTCTGGCGTTTCTTCTTGGGTTGTACCATTTCTATAACCTCCCATACCAACTAAGTCAGTACCTGTAGAGATGTTCTTATTAAAGAGCATATCTGCGATTTGACTTGGGTGAGGGGCGCGACCAAGCATTGCACGAATTTCATTCGAGGTGAAGATTGCATTTCGAGCAAAGAGGTCTGCCGCAGTACCTAGTTGTTCAACTGGTAACATACGGAATGGGTCACGATAATATTGGATTATCTGACCTTGTGTACGTGCTGTCTTCGTGAGGAACACACGGTTAATACCGTCGACAATCGTCTGTAGAACAGGGTCAACTGCACGATGGTAATATAGATTTAATTCGGCCTGACCAGCAGTACCGTCAAGAATTTTAGAGGAGATACCCACTTGGTTATAGTAGTCTTGTTTTAGTTTACGGATGTCGTCAACTAAGTTATTGGTAATGTTACCTCCGGTATGAATGAACTTCTCATTCGCATCCAAAGTAGCAATACCAAACTGACTATTAGCAAGTTCGGCTTCAAGCTGGTTTTTACGATCTGCAGCTTGCTCTCTACGAAGCGCACTCTTAGTCGCATAAGGGACTTGAATGAAACCATTCAGTTTCCCTGCTGCAATCGCCTTGTCCTGTGAATACATTAAATCCATCTTCTGCTCAAGAAGTCTGAGCGTAGAATTCTGGTCTTTAAGCAGGCCAATTAGAGGCGACTCTAAGATAACAATGGACTGTTTCGACAACGTTAAGTCTTGTTCTAAACCATTTTGATCATTATAGACTCTGACACGAACAGCGCGAGGATACCATTGCATGATCTTACCTACACGCATTGAAAGAATGTCATATGAACCATCATCGTTTGGTTTAGACGTTGTGTCGACGGGGACAAGTGCTACCGTACCTTCTTCAAGCAATGACCATGCGACATCATAGATAAATGCACGACCTGTTTGGTCAATGTTAGCAGATAAAGTTAAGCAATTGATCAGACCTGAGTCCACAGGGGTCTGACTACCGTCTTCAGGATTGATTTTCAAATGTTTGAAATCAACCATTGCTACGTCAAGAGCGATCATAGAAATAATACTATTAACCAAATCCTGACGTCTAAATGTGTAACCACGAAGCGCACTTGCTGGTCGTCCCCAACCAGAGCCGGACACTAATGACTCATCATAGTCGAGCCCGTTGCGGGTTGACATGAATGCGTTCCATGATCCTAAGGGGTTGTTTACCATCCTACAAGAATGCCTCCTTATTACGTTTATAGGCCACCCAAGCATCCATTAAGGCTGCCACGTTATCGATCTTCTCATCGCTACGCATTTTGGATAGTTTATAGTTACCGTTATTGTCTTGTACTACAACAGCGTTACCCATAGCATACTTCATAAGTTCCTCAAAGAAAATGAGGTCACGAGAAGTCGCCATGTTCTTAAGTTCTCCAAGAGGTACAGACTCTGTCTTAGAACCTTGCCTTACAACTTCGACACCGACGTCTCCGTTTTCCATACACCAACGCTCAACGAATTCTTTAGCATTGTATGGGTCATAACCGAATGAAATTACAGACCATTCCATTTCCTCAATGTAAGCAGAAACGTCCTCATAAACAAATTCCCAATCCAAGTAGTTCCCAGGCATGATAACTAATGTACCTTCTGCCTGTAATTGGTCATACTTAGCTTGAGTCGCTGAGTTGAGCCGCCTATACTTCACTTCCGAAACATATGAACGAGTCTGCACACCGTAACGACCACGTCCCAAAGGTATTATCCAGGTGAATGCCCAGAAGTCATCCCCTTGAGATGCGTCCATACCCATGGATACTTCCAGACCTCTAAAGTTCTGAGGGCGATGTAAAGCCGTTTCCTCAAATGTAAAGAAGTAGGTCGTACCCTCGACAGGTATCCCAAACCGCTTAGCAAGAATATCGTTTCTGTTCGCAGGAGAGAATTCTGCCCGTCGAACGTCACGTTGGTAAGCCTCATATGACACGGTAATACCGATATTAGGACATGCTTTCATCCACATATCAGGATTTCCGACCTCGGAGATATCATCAAGTCGGTAGTACCAGATAGATGTATGCGGGTCTTCATATTGACCACGCAGGATATCTAGTAACTCTTTCTTGATTGAGTCACCCACCGAGTCACGAACTGTACCTTCAGAAGATACAGCTAGAATGATATAGTCGTCAATACCGTCTTTAGAAGCAGATTGTTCCAAGGCACCAATAACATCCTCTTTGATATCACCAGATAACCACTCATCGACAGATGCATACTTAGCACGAGAACCTTGAAGTTTCTTAACCGACATAGGTTTAACCTCTAAAAGAGAGTTAGTTAATCGGTTAATGATACCTTCTTTGGTTATCGCTAGCTGGGCTTGTGACTTCTGAGTTCGAGCTTTATTAGAACCTTTAGTAAGGACTCTAAATAAAGGGAACCCTTCTGAAGCACTTGCCGCACGAGTTATAGCAGTAGCAAAAGGATAAAGTACCTCTTCTGCTTGTGCCATAGTTGGTGCAGTCGTTACCTGTTGTGTTGAGTTTGTGTCAATAACCAAACCATAAGCATGGTGTAAAGTAGCATACAATGATTTAGCATTACCACGAGCCACAATCAGATATTGTTTATTACGCAATCTGCGCTTTTGTCGAACTATTTTGAATTTTCCGGTCTTTGGGTCATAAACCTTTTCTTCCCTGATTTCAAACCAAGCAAGTAGGTCTTCGGCCCATAGTCGGAAAGATGGTAGTAGCGTCAATGGACTACCATCAACAAGAGTCATCTCATTCTCACAGAAGTCGATAAACCCTTTAATAGCATCGCTGTCATAGTAATAGTTTGGATTAGCGATATCCGCATCGATCCGATTCATTTGCATCGAGATTTCACGGTTTACAGGAATTTCTCCTCGCAATACAGCCTCTCGAAATCTACCGTACTCGACGGGAACCGCAGTGTTGCTAAATACCACTGATTGCTCCTTTTATTTCACAAAGTATTATTTTTTACGTCGATTCTTAACATCTTTAGCATGCGCCGCTGCCACATCTTTAGCATGTTTTTGACGTGCTTCAAGTACTTTACTAACTCTTCCATAAGCTTTTGCATTACGCATATAAGCATCGTGGTATTTCTGTTCAGACGGATCGATAGTCTTACCATTTCGAACACCACTCTTAATCTTACTAATATTATCAGCCATGTTCCGTTCGATTGTTTTCTTATTGCGCGCAGCGTCTTCGACATGTTTGTCAATAGCTTTCTTATCAACAGCATACACAAGGTCTTCAGCAAGATGATCTCCGGCTTCAGCTAGTGGATTTTTACGCTTCTTCCACTTCATACCTTTTTTACCGTATTGAAGAAGTGTTTCTTCATTTGACGGAATATAAACTCCATCTAAAGTCCCACCTACCGCATAATGTTTCATAACTTCCTTAGCCTTTCTAATGTTTTCAGGAATATATACATCTACCCCAGCCACATTAACTGATTGGAATAATTTACTAGTATCCACACTAACATTACCATCAAACTTAGTTAAAGTAAGTGGTACATCTTTAAACGCTTTCGCCATACCTTTACGATACTCGAAATCTTTAAGGGCCTTCTCAAGTTCTTTTTTCTGTTTCTCTGGATTATATCTCTTAGCTACAGATTGATTAGGCCATTTTGAGTAAACGTCAATACCAGCAGAAGCTACCTTAGCAGCAAACTGTAAGCGAGCTTGTAGACGTTTCTTTTTAGCTTCGGCACGAGCAATAGCCGGCGCTTCAGCAAGCTTTTTAAGCTTTTGTTCAGTCTCAATACGAGACACTTTATCTTTCAGCACTTTCGTTGAAACTCGGTCACGGTTACGGTATAGATTTAACACAGCGAGTTCACGCTCATGCTCACTTAGACCGCCTTCCCGTCTACGACGTCGTCTAGAACTGAATGCTGAGGCGCGACTTCGACCAAAGATATGCATACCCCACTTCATACCCTTACGGCCAGAGTGGAGCAACTTATCGTCGTCATACGTCGTGTTTGGCATACTCTACCTCCCATCTAGCCCGAGTAAGATTTTCATCTCGAGCTTCTTTTAGTGCGGTCAAGACTGATGCTTGCGGAGGATCATATGCGATAATCGTACTGATACCAACGTAAGCTTTTGCAAAAGACTCATTCTCGAGGCGGCGTTTGATACCCTCTTCAAGATCTAAGTGACCATAGAAGAAATCGGCCCATGTTAGATTAGGCTCAGCTAATACACTACATGCGTGTCCAATACCGTTTTGGACTAATACACCCAATGCAGAATCGATAGCAATACCGATTTGAGTATCAACTACCCGATTGCTTTTTAGGTCTGGATCATGCACTACCCCGACGAAGTTGAGTATATCTTCATAGATTGTTTGCATTACTCATCCTCACCATAGTTTTGTGTCACCCGGTTTACGTTCCACCCACTGTTGATACTCCTTCTGATCGTAGTGGATACGTTTATGGGTATAGTCTGAGACCGTGATAAGTCCGTCAGGATCGAAACAATTCTCGGTCAAGTTCTCGATGTCTTCTTTGGTTAAAGGGTTCATATGATGGACGGTTATAGGACCGTCTACATAAAGTCCTCTAACACCTAAGTCTTGTCCAAGGTCACGTCGAATAATTTCTTTTCGACATTGCAACCAAGCTCGGGACTTGTAGAACCGATTAGAAATATCTCGTGGTGCTTCGTGTTGTACTCCACGCAAACGAAGATACTCAAGTCGTTCTGTATACGATTCAAGCTTAGACATCTCTGTATAGGTCAATCTACTTTTCATAGAAAGTACCTTCGATAATCTCCTCTGGTTTACCAGCGTAACCCTGGAATGCTTTATGAGCTTCCTTGAAGTCAAGCTCAGCTTGTTGGTCGCTACGAATCAAGTCGATACGTGCTTGCAATAACTCTGCTTGTAGCTCAAGTTGTTTACGCTCAAGACGAGCTTTAGGGCTGGCTTGGTTTAACCAGTATACGATCTCCGAAGCCGAAGCAGTTCCTTCCTGAAGACGCTTTTCAGATAGCTCCATCGCAAGTGCCATCATTTGCATTTCACGCTGTTCAGGCGAACGTGCAGGTTTGTAGGCCCGTTGAGGAGTATCATAATTAGCAACTTCAATTGTCATAACTATTCAGCCTCTTTCTTAGTTTTAGTTTTTGTTGTTGTCAGATCGGGTTCGACGATGTATGGTTGGTTCATCACGTATCCGTCTTCTGTTTTTAACCATTCAGTTCCTACCTCAAGTACAACAAGGCGCTCACCGAATTCGGCTACGCGTACAAAGTTGTCTTCAGTTTGTTCAGGATGTTTACGAACATAGACTCCGGCAGGAGCAACAACTTTATAAGTAGTTTTTGTAGCTGCCATGACACTTTTCCTTTCTTTAATAATCTTTCGAGTTCTTCCTAACGGTTTTGGACTCGAATAGACCGACTTTAGTCGACTTCTAATCAAACCCCAGTCCTGTCTAGAATCCAATCCGCCAGCTTACGTGTAAAAGGAGCAAACGCACGTAGGTGGTGAAGCTCTGTTAAGTAAGTCGGCCTGTTAGAATCCAAAAACATTTTGGAAAAAATCGCAACGGGGGAATTTTAGACACCACCGCCGATGCATAAAGGGGGAGGGCTGTAATCAGACCCCCCGGGGGTGTTAGAGTTTGATTTCTTCTTCCGAATCCTTCATGAACTCTAAGTCTTCTTCATAATCATCAGGCTTGGGCACAAGTATTACATTACCAAAAATATTTTGTTCAAGAATTTCAGAAACAGCAACTGACCAAGCATGTTCATAGTCCTCAACGGAACTAGAGTTCAGCATTGGCATTAGAGAAGCAATGTAAGACTCAAGGTTGTAACCATGATCAATGTCCCATCGTCGCCACAACTCATACTGAGTCCAAGGGTTGAACGGATTGTCTTCAGTTGTCAGCATGTCTTCTCCTTTCTATAGACTAACTATGCTGGTATCCTAATTGGTATTATAGAGTATGTGATAGTATTAAACCTACTAACAATAGTATGTATAACAACATGTGTTAACCATACCATACTCCTATTGAATAGGGCTATTCATTCTTGATCTTACCAATTGTTGATGGACTCACTCCCATTGCTTCAGCAACTTGAGAGATAGTGTAACCATTAGCGAGGAGGGCTTTAGCTTTAGCCTTCCGACTATCAGTCATTACTTTGTTCTCTCTTGGTGTAGCCAGCGTCTTGAGTTGGGCGTCATCCATGAATGATACCAGTTCTTTTAGGAGAGTACCTGACACAGCATTAGCTTGTACTGCATCCCATTCGTCATCAGTAATCTTAACAGGGTTACGGCCAGCACCTACCATAGACCGTGCCTTGTTCAGAGCCTGTTGTTTGATACGAGAGACGTCATCCTTCTTCAAGACTTCATCTTCAGATCGTCTTGCAATCTCAGCTTTACTTGTGACTTCAGCCATACGTTGTGCTTGTCGTTCCTTGATACGGTTGACTTTGACCTGATCTACTTTCTCTTTCATTGATAGAACTTCAGACGCATAGATCTTGGCAGCCTTAGGATCACGGGCAGGCATTTTTATATTTGCCATTTCATCATCCACTTTATTTTTAAAGGCCTTCAAATCATTGACATAGTCTGCGTAGTGGTGCTCCGTCTTTGTAGCATTCGGGCCAAGAAGAACGTTTGCATCTTTCAACATGTTGATGACATAAGTTTCTTTCTTGTTTCGCCATACCATTTTTGTAGCACCATCCTTCTTAGATTTGTAGTCCGGTACTTCAACTTGGTACCCGTCTGTAATGACGGTCTGTTTATGACGGGAGATGATTGTAGAGGCCGATGTATATTTGGCATCCGGGTTTAAATCTTTCTTAAGCTTATCCGGATCAATAACCCTATCCATCTTACGGGTCTTAGGATTCCACCGCTCTAACTCTCCATACTTAACCCTATCTACGTGAGTCATATACCGCTTCATTAACGCATCGATACCATTCTCTTCAGCAGACCGCTTATAGTTAAGCTTATGTTTTTCTGCATCAATAACAACCATCGAGTGTTTAACAGCACGGGCTATCTCACTAGTAGGTGCGCCTTGCAAAGTCATATCCGTAATGAGGTTTGAAACGACCCCCATCAAAGTTTGCTGGTATTTCTTTTCGATAGGCTTAAATGTACCAGGCTTATCTTGATACATGTTAGGATCAAAGTTAGCCAGCTCTTTAAGACTATTGGCAGTCTTGAACTTACCTTTATTGTTAGGGATAACATATGCAGTGTCCCCATCAAAGTCAGCCCCTGACATTTTAGATGCAACCTTAGGGTGAATACCTATAGCATCAGGACTGTTCTTAGAGATCATCTTGCGAGCGATACTATTATTATTAACAGTAAGCTCAGGCATCTCAAAGCGTCCACCATGAGGATAACGTACCAGTACCACACGGTCACCATTCTTATAGTTAGGTGCGAATACTTCGTTCTCCTTCATATCAGGCACAGGTAAGATAACGTGACCCTGGAAACCTTTAGGTGCAGCGGCCTTTAAATGTACCTGCTTAGACTCGAGATCAGATGTGAATGACTCCAGCAATTGTTTCTTGATGACAGGGTTAGTAACCTTCTGGATACTATCATACTCATCTTGAACTTGTTTCATGGTTGCCTTAAGACGTTCATGAACCACACTTACTGGTTGCTTAGATAAGAACTGAGCGGAGAGTGTCTTAGACCAGCTAGCCCAGTCACCTTCCTCATTTACAATGTTAACAGAACCAATCTCTGGTACTTTGTTACCATGTTTATCAGTCACACCCTTCTTATACACAGGGTTACCCTTGCTATCTATAAGCACGTTCTGACGCTTCACAGTGGCTCCAAATGGGTTCGGTCCATCAATCGGGGCTCCACCCTCAGGATTCTTCTTAAGCGGCTTCAGGACGTCCTCAGGGGCCTTATCCTTCGTCTTATTGGTGTTGAAGATAATATCAGTACCCTTAGGTACATTCTTAAACATTTCCTCAGTACCATACAAAGCCATACCCTTAAGATAATGTGTATCACCTACAGCAATACGTACCTGAGCATATGATGCCTTACCTAGGTTAAGGTCTTTAACACCAGGGCGAAGGAACATAGCACCGTCCATCATGGAACCATCATCATTTGTACCATGACCCTTCTGTCCTTCAGGTATAGCATACCTAATATGAACACGATCCCAGCCAATAGACTTCGGTCTCTCCATAGATTGGAACATTCGAGCATCACCATCGAGGGCGAACTCTTGAACAGGACGGATTTTATCCATGTTTTTATAGATATCACGGCGTTCAACCCCTGCTTCAGTCAATACTTTAACCGGAGTGGAGTTGTTTTTGTCCGTAACTTGCGCAATTCGGAGATTATGGACCTCATAGTCACCGGATTCAACCAATGCATTAAGCCCAGCTTTGAGTTTTTCCTTAGAAATACCCATCTGAACCTCTACACCCTTACCTACATCGACGTATTTAGAGCGTTTTACCGCATCTTTTAGGGTGTCTGCAACAGCTTCAGTCTGCACTCGTTGTGCTCTAGCGGACTTATTCGGGTTGTTCATTTCGTCAATGTAGTTCCGAACAGTCTGTCCAGTAGTACCAATTGTCTTAGCGATATCGTCAATAATCATGCCTTCAGCTTGCAATTTTGCAATCCGTTCCATGTTATATTGCTTCATTTCTTCCTTAGCAATCGTTACTTTTGACCGATAAACTGTTGTAGAAAGACCCATTTGTTTTGCAATTTCATTGTCCGAAAACCCTCGTTTTTTGAGCTCATCACGCTCTTCAATGAACTTATGGTTCTTCGGTAAATGCAATAATGGATCCCAAGGATAGCGTCCAGAACGACGTTTTACCCCATAATGTTTGAGGATTATTTCACGTCCTTCTTCAGAAAGTTGACTCAAATCATCCATGATTTCGTCTTCATTTTCGAAGACATTTTCGAAATCCAATGTCAAATCCTCCTCAAAATAATAAAAATAGCCAAAATATTAACACGTCGTTTAAGGCCTCTAGCAGGCCCGTAGAGCGATTTTAGCATAAAGTGGAACTATTTACCGACTCTACTAACAAAATGCAATATAGGGCATTCTGGAGCCTCTGAGGGGCATTCCAGGCATTTTACTTCTCCAATTCTTGAATTTTACAAGAAAATAGCAATTTCCACAGACAACCCGGGCCTTAAATCAGACCCTACTAAATTATTTATATAAACTCTAAACCGCGTATACAATCTTTGCTAACACTGAAAAATCGTCACCAAAAAAGATGCTAGCAGTTGATTTTCATATTACTGAATGTTAGTTGTCGGCTGTTGGTTCACACTCCGTATTTCCGGGTTAGGAGTTGTGATGTGCTGACCGACTTGTATCATGAACGCAAAAAAATATTAGAAAGGAGGTATACAAACTTACAAATCAAATTGACTTTTAACCGTAAGGGAATTGGGAGAAACTCAAATTAAAGATTGTATACGCAGTTTGGAATTTATATAAATAATATTAGGTTGTGCTGACCGGCCCATACTTCCAGTCATAGAGAATTCTATTTGTACAAAACACATTTATTTTATTTTATTTTTGTATGAGATTGTGAAAAATGCGATTTTCTATGAAAAACCCAAAAATCATCGAAAAACTTTAATAAATATGTTTTCCCCACAATCCCCACGTTTTTTTAGAAACTTTTTATATTTATTGATTAAAAAACCTTGTTTATTTATGTAATTTTATATATTTATATTATAGTTCCCGTACGCGCGAGATTATTAAAAAATAATATAATATATATATAATTTAATACAATAAATAAATATGCATAATACAACACAATAAAGCCTTATAATCTTAATTAATATATTTAAAACTTTTCTGAAAAAACCGTGGGATTTTGGGGAAAACCTCTTTATTTTAGGAAAAATACCCGAAAAACACCCCTTTTTGACCCCTTTTTCCCAAATTTGCCCCTGACAAACTTTCAAATTTTCCCCACATTCAACTTGGGGATTTTACGAAAAACTTGGGGAAAACATGGGGGAAAGACCAAAATCCCCAAACCTTTGCGACTTTTGATCCGACTTTTGCGCCACTTTTTACAGCATATAAGACCTCTCAAGAATATGCAAAAATAGGTCTAAAATTACTATCAAATTATAGCAAAAATAGGCCTAAAAAAGTGGATCAAAAGGTGGATCAAAAGTACCTCAAACTTGGGGAAAATGGCCAAAAATGGGTAAAATCCCCACGTTTTTAACCCAATCCCCAACTTTTTTTTGGGGAAAATTGGGGAAATTTACGACTTTTGCGCCACTTTTGTCAGGGGCAAATTAGCGAATTTCTTCAAAAACTGTAGAATTTTACACATTTATCCTACCAATTTTGCCCTTTACCAGAACTTCAAAGGTCGGATTTCAGCCTCTCTTGCATCAATAACGCTGGACATTTCCTTAATATGAGACATAATCCAGGCAATATTACCATCATTTTCACCTTCAACACGGGCTTTATCATTGATTGTAACCTGTTCGGAGTAACCATTTCCCTGATAAAGGCGTTGAATAATAGTAATTTTCTTAGGATTTACACCATATTCCAAGCAAAATAGCGCAGCGTAGATGTCCAATTGGCTGAATGAAGGCTTAGATACACCGGTTTTAAGGTCATAGATACGTAATTCCTTAGCGTCTTTATCCCATTTAATACCGTCAGCAGTACCAAAACAGTTATCTGAGTAATATAATAATACTTCAGATGACATACCTTCACGTATACAGTCGTTTACAAACAGGTTTAGGGCCTTCTTTTTAGGCGCTAGCTCTGTTCTAGACTTGATTAATTGCGATGCCAACTCATGTAGAGCTGTGCCACGCGCAACGTTTTGTTTATTATCGTAGGTTTTAGCCATCTTTTCGGCATCATAACCTAACCAGGAATAGCCTGAAGGGGATAATATAGCATGTTTCCCAATCAGATTCCAGTGTGGTATCCATTCCATTTGCTACCCCCTTCCAACTTTTAATTTTCTGATAGTAGCAATGCTCTCTTGTAATACACCTAAAATATGGTCAAACGTTACAGGCTTATCTGTATCATCGATATAACGATATATATTAGCCTTATCACCGGTTTTAATAGGATCATATTCAGACATCTTAAGCCGAGTATAGCCTTTAGATAAAAGTTCATCTCTTGCTTCTGAAAACGTATTGAATGCTGTAACATCACCATTAGAATATGGAGCTGAATATAATTCAGTCATCACACCTCCTGTGAAGTAATGTTTAAGTTCAATAATAACCATTATATAGCTCCTTTAACATATATAATAGAAGAAAGTTTATTTACCCTTCTTTAAATCAAAATATGGATTTGGGTCTAGGCCAAAGAATTCAAGCATATACCAGATAACCTCATGCTCATTTTCAGGATAAATGAAAGCAGTAAAGGTATCCTTACTGAATTTCTCGATATAGTAACCTTGGTTCGGACGTTTCTTAGCCGTAGCTGAGCGTTTAACCTCCAGTAAAGCGTACTGAGAGCCGCATAGAACGATTAAATCAGGCATCCCTTGTATTGACCCAGGGTCTGTCTTAGCGACCAGCAGAAGCCCTCTATAGGCCTCTCTGAGCCTTTTAACGACCCCTTTTTGGAAATCAGCTTCCAATCTCGACGCCATATAGCCACTCCTCTTCAAGTTTCTCTATTTGTATATCTATAGGTACAAACCCTTGTTTCTTAGCCCAAGCAGCTTCTGTAAACCGTTTCTTATCCCTAACCGCCTTAAGAATATCTTTATCCACCTTAGAAAGAGAAGTGATATAGGTGTAATATAGATCCTTATATGGTGTGTTAGTTCGGTCGATACGGCCTTCAGATTGTTCCATAGCCTTATACGAATAGTTTACAGAGTAGAATAAGATAGCGTTTGTAGTAACACAATTCCATCCTTCTGACCCTGCAGTGTATTGTACAAGATATACCCATTTGTCGGTATCTGGTATAGGTTCATGTGCCCAACCATTCCATTGTTTATATAGAAGGTTGTTACGTTCGCAGATTTCTTTTAGGATATCCAACTCGTAGTTGAAATTGTAGAAGACGATAATCTTATCCTTAGATAGTATCTCCTTCTCTGCAATCCTAATCCTATCTGGGTCAGTGTTAACAATCCGTCTAACTAACTGGGTATACTCAGCTATGTTCAATATAGGCTCGTCTGTGTAAGGGTTCCACCTTGTGTTGGCCAGAGTCAACAATGCATGCTGGTCGAATTCAGCATAGATATAATCTCTATGTCGAACCGTCTGGCGCGTGTCTTCCATAGGTACAATAATTTGGTTCCTGTATTTCTCAAGAACGGCGGTACCTATGTATTTCTTCACCTTAGGGAATTTCACATACGGATCCCAAACAACATGACGAGATGTGAACTCAGTCTTATTACGATAGAACTTGTTGGCGATAAAGACAGTCATATAGTCCATCCATACATCACCAGGTGTAGCTGAGAGCAATATCCATTTGTTATTGTTCCAGCATATCTTGATAAAGGACTTACCCCATTTACCATAACCGACAACTCGTTGTTCATCAAAAATAAGAACACTGTCTTTTATTTCAGTGTATTTGTGAACATTCTGCCAAGAGTCTACTATATAATGATATATACCGCAGTTCTCTAGGGATTGTTGCCAGTCAGGTTTGGTAGCGCCTTTTTCAATTAAGTCCCGTTTCATCGCAGTAGTTATGACAATGAGTGGACGTTCTTCCGTAAAAAAATCAGACCCATATTGGGAGGCGGCCCAGAATATAGACGTATATGTCTTACCTGAGCCAACACCTCCCATCAATATAGAGCCAGACTTTAACTTTTCACATGCTTCCCGTTGCTTAGGTTTAAGTGAGATTATACCCAAGGTGTTCGGGATAGACATTATAAGAAGTTAATATCCTTTTCGAAGCCTAATTTAGAAGGCGCGAGTTCAGGATCAACATCATCAAGATAAATATAGAGTTTCTTAGTGTATGCAGTGATACCAGATTTACCATCCACATCCCAATAGTATGGGCTAAGTACCGCATTTACACGACAACCAGGTGTGATATCGTCAAGCATAGCAAGTTGATTTGGGTCGGTAATATCAAGAAAACGTCCATTACCATTATCAACAAGAGCAATACGAACCCATTGTTGTACGTTAGGGCCTTTAGACAGGACAATTGGTAAATATGGTGCACGATTTGGATTTTCTTCAGTAGGTAATTTTACATTAAACGCTTGATCCAAAAGCTCCTGTGCAACCATTGGATCTAAAGTTACATTGAATTTACGAGACCCGTCTGTGTTCACTTCACGATTTTTACCATTAATCATGATTTGAGCGGGAGCGCCTTTAAAGTTAGGATAAACGATGCGTACGTTTTCCAATACTAGTTCGTTGTTGTGATTTGCCATTTTTGTATCCTCCTTTTATAGCAAAATAATTTGAAAAACTTTCGAGGAGATTTGTAGAATTTTATTACCTATAATATATGAGTACAAAACTCTCCATCTCTCTCCTCTATTAAGAGCTTTGTATTAATTTACATATGTATTATAGTAAAAATATTAGCCTATTCTGAAACGACCGGCTTTAAATAACTGATTGACCTTAACCGTAATATCAGACGCGTAGAATTTATGGTTACGTTCGAGTAGATCAAGGTATACATAATATAACCGTTCTCTATCAAACTTGATACCAACCATATCACCAGTAGCATCAGTCAATTCAATTAAAGAGTTAACTTGCTGAGCTCTGAAATATGAAGGGTTAGGCGCTTTTCTTCTAAGACTTTCTAGGTGTACTAGGAAATCACGCTCATACTTCATATCAAGTAGCTGCATAAGTAATACCTGACTGTTTCGTTTAGCAGTATTTACTTCAGTGGTATCGTTATTTGGGATGAGTACCTCTTCAGTAATATGGAACTTCTTATCTAGTTCGGGCGGCAGTCCTTTAGCAATCATCCCCTTCAATCCAGCACGAGTCTTTTGATAACGAACGCTACCGTCTTTACAAATGAAGAAGATCATTTCGTTTAGATCCCATTTTGTATCCAGGATGCGCTGGTATTCTTGTTCACTGATATGACCATTTTCATCAGCAAATGCGAAGATTACTTTATAACGATCCCATAATAATAGGATATCATATGGTGATGAGATATGTCGACCTCCTACAGGAGAGTAAGCATCAAAGGCTGCGTTGAATAGCTCAGCGAACTTACGACCTAGGTTAGCATGTTTAGGTAGGAGTACCTTATTATGAGTCTCCATGTATTCAAACGCCTTTTCAGCGAACTCCTTGAAAGAAGGGTCTGTCCGATAACAAGCATAGTAATCCATAATTTTGTTAAATTGTAAATCTATACCTTTTTGGAAAGTGTGATTGGAGAAATTAAGATAAGCTTCAAATCGCTCGACTGCTTTCTTATATAACCAACCATTATCTCTTTCATCGTAGTCATTCATACTAAACGCTTTAACTTTATCGCTAGTTACTACAAAAATAAACTGCGGAGTGAAGACACGCGTATCGTAACGTCTGTTGTATCGAGACTCCCATTCCTTTAACTTATCTTCGTTAGCAAAGTATTCTTGATAGTCGTCGTACTTGACAACCAGGACTTGGTCTTCGAGCCAGAGTTTAAACAAAGCAGCTGGTGATTCGATACGGTAACGTAGAGGGATAGCACGATATAGGTCGGTAAAGATATAAGGGATAGATCGCCAGAACTCCCCATCATTTTCGAAATTGAAACCAAGTAGTTTAGCGATAGGCTTTAGCCACTGGAAGGCAGTGAGAGTACAACGTTTATCGTCTTTCATAATACCTTCAATAGCACGAATACTTTTAACAAGAGTATTTCTATTTACAATTCTCATTGTATCATACCTTCTTCCTTCAGAGTTACCATAGAGTCTACAATATCGTAAACAATATCACCATAAGTATAAGGGAATTTGTTATTCTTATACATCTTTTCATACACGGCATAGACGAGCAAAGGTACGTTTATACTGATATCAGACAGCTTAGCGATATGTTTAAGAGTTCGGATAGCTGGTTCTCCAACACGTGGCGGATAGTTATAGCCAAACTCCGCAGCATATTGATTAAACTCTTCATACGTACCATTAGTAGCATGACAGAATATCTCCGCAGCGTTTTTGGAAGCTCTAGTCTTTTCTTGAATTTCCTCATCAGTTAAGGCGAGGATATTAGCAAGTTTATCAGCTTCTTCTTTATCAATCTTGATTTCAAGTGTACTAGTATCAGGATTAAATAAAGACTCCCCATCGAGTTTAAAATGAGGTTGGGTCGTATCATGTTTGTATTTAAGTTTATCCCAAGCTTCTTTATTAAACTTAACATCTAGTTTACTTTTCGGTTCTTTACCATGAGCTTCTTCGTGAGTCATAGGATGGATTAGTGGACCTAAGTAATCACCTGTTTCAGGGTCATACATTTTAATGAACTTACGGCCTTCCTTAGTAGTAGACACTTCCTCTTTCTTTCGTCCAAAGAGTCGAGCTGCTAATTTCATACCAATCTGACTTGATTCTTTTCGAACAGCATACTCCTGCATAAGTTCAAAGGCTTCTCGCTGCATGTCGTTGATTTCCATAACATCACGGTCAATGTATAGTTTAGCAAAATCCTTACCAACAAATAAGAAATTTGAAACTGGTTTACGACCAGATAGAATAACGCAAAGTGTATTATATGCGATTGAGAGCTCTGAAAAATCTTCAATTTCTTCACCAAGACGGTAGATAGCGACGTCATCTTTATACCACGCCTCGAATAATTCAAGAGGTGTTTTGAAATGACCATCCCCGACTTTCTCCCAAATCATTTCAAATAAGATTGGCGCATGGGTAAATGTTTCATCATCAAAGTCTTCTTCTTTTTCAATGATACCAAAGTCAACACAAGCTTTAGCCATAGACTCATAGTTTACTTCATCGTCAGTAGCGGAACAGAGCATATGTTGGATTGCAATACGGATGCGGTTTAGAGTGGTTTTATCGATAGACATATTATTTGTCCTCCTCAAAGGTTTTTAAACGGAATTGCGGTAAGTTTAAAATTGAAGTGCGTGCTTGTACATTAACCTCATACTCAACTTGATTAGCAATCTGATGTGTGTTCTCTATAAAGTAGGTACCCAGGTTAGCACCAAAACTAGCAATTTGGGAACCAGCATCACTGTCAATCACGAAGTATTCGAAGCTCGGCGGTTTTAACTCATTATGGTCAGATATCAAAATAATATCTTCAGGATGTTTAACAAACTCTAAGAGCTCCTTGTAATGTCTAGCGTAGTAACTATGGGTACAGAGTAGCTTCATTAGATAGACCCATCCTTTCTCAGCATATCAGCAGTTTCAATAATATTATACACAACATTATGGATATCAAGCTCAGCGTTATCATGGTGATGATAAATAGCATAGGCTAGTAACTGGGCGTTAAGATTAATATTAATGAAAGAGAAGATGATAGTAAGTTGGGTGGCCAATCGGTTCATATCATCTGAGAAATCTTCAGGCTCCATAGATAAGAAGGTTGCCGTATATCGAGTAAAGAGTTCGTGTTTTACAGGATACATATTACAGAAGATCGCCTGTGCAATTCTACTACCTATAATAACTTCTTCCAATTTATCAGGCTGAACATTATCCAACATAGCACGCATATGATTTTGTAAAGCAGAAAGGGTTAAGAGTTTACTTGGAGTGTTCTGATATTCACCAGTATGTCCAAACGTCTCACCTTCTATAGGACGATGAGTGATGTATGGTCGTTCAGGCACAATATCATCATCCTTCTTATTAACAATCGTTGGGATTGGCTTGACGAGTTCAGTTTGTTTTCTGATAAAAGCAAGTGTGTTAACTTTCGTTGCAACAAGTTCGCCTTCAGATACAGTAACAATATACATAGTTGATGGAGTTGTTCTATCGCTAAGAATAATATCTAAAACTTTCTGCTCGTCGTCATTACTGCCTTTACGAACAAACAACAACTCACCAGCTTTCCATAGCTCATATGGCTCAGTAGGTTTCTCAAAAGTCTCAACGTTACTCAGGTATGTCTTTGTGAATAAGTCGCAGATCGCAGCACCGTCTTGTACTTCCTTTTTACTGTAACGGGCAGTTTTAAGTACAGCATTCGCAAACTTAGTTGCCCATTTGATATCGCGCTGCTTTAATTCGTTAGTCACACGCTTTACCAATTCTTTACGTAGTGTAGTAATTTCAACAACTGCTTTTATATTTTCAAAAAGTTTTTCGAATGATTTTTCAACTGTCATTTACTTATACCCCCTGTCAGTATCATCATCTACAATAATATAACCTTTATAACAAGCAATCCATATCTTAACAGCGGTTGTGATATAGATAGCGATAATAAGCAACATAATCCCACCTTTAATAATTGGGATAAAGTCTGGTGCAGACACAATAAGATACCACATGATATAAATCATAGGCGCAAAGAATAAGGATAATATAACCATAGTTACAATAAACATAGCATGTCTATCCTCTCTTTTAACATTACTTGGTTGTCTCATTTAAATCCTCCTTAGTACCATTTGTTCGGTCCTTGGTTTTTAATAGGCTTAATCACGCGCACATCGAATTTAAAAGCTTCATCGTCATCATGAATAAAGACGTCGATGATTGGTCTGGTCTCGTTACCGTCTACGATACGTTTAAGTGTGATGATGTTCTTAGCCATTTGTGTACGCCAAGACATACGGGTTCCAATAAACACGCAGTCCATTTCAAATAACTCCCAGAGATCAGTCTCATCAAAGCGGTAACGTGCTCCAGAGACAATGCTGCTTAAGATCTTCTGAACGTCAGCGATATATTCCTCTTCGTTAGCAGGATCCATCATTAAGATATCGAAAGCAGGTTCGAGAATATCTTTGACACGCTGGTCAACTTTCGTAATTTTTGGTTTGTTAAGTGGGGGTAGTTTTACCAATTTAAGTTCCTCCGTAAATCATACATATTAATTAGTTCTTCTTTAAGACCGGCAGTACAAGATAAGCTACCGTCTTCGTCTACTACTATAACAAATCGTGTATCGGTACCATCTTCCGAAGTAACGAAATTCTCATAGTCAAAATTATAGGCATATATATACTGGCGTTCTGGGTCGTTTTTAACTGGGATGCTGATAAGCACTGCGACCCTACCAAGTGTCCAGCTCTTGAAGAAATCAACATCTGTAATACCATGCTTCTCATCAACTGCAGAGTTGAGGTAAGAGAATAAGAGAGCTAGCTTGTGTCGCATGTCAGTATGGACTTGGTCGATACCTGTCCGTTCTAAGACTTTGATAAAGCGACTTTCTAGATTATGGATATAACCATCATTTGATTCTTTAAACTTATCATAGAGTTTGTCCTTATCCCAAGGCGTCCATGGGCAGGCTTGTCCTGGATCTTTGAAGTTGTGATGATATACAATGACTGGCTTATCCTTTTCATCGTCTTCTTTATCATCACGAAAGACTTCCCTTAGGACTTCAGATAAGACTTTAATATAAGCGTAGCATACAAGACCAGCAATGATACCAGCAAATACAGTAACGGACTTGTACTTATCAGCTAAGATACATAGCCCGATAACAATAGGTGCCATTATAGCACTAGTTACTGCAATAATAAAGAAAGCGTAAATTGTATTAGATAACTTGCGCATATTTCTCATCCTCCAATCCTTCTAAAACACGGTCTTCATGATACCAATCTGTCGAACGAAGAGGGATTGTAAGTAGCCCTTTACGTTTACGAATTTCATTGATTTCTTTACGAGCCTTGGTTTCGTAGTATTTATGAGCTTCGATATGGTCTTTACGAGTAGACCTGTCATAGTCAGCGAAACTATCATCGGCAAAGATAGCACCGCGCTTGAACATATGGACTTCAATAGATTTCCATAGTAAGCGAGCATGTTCTCGAGAACCATAAGCCTGTTTAAATACCCGTCCTTCAGAATTACGTACTTGTTTCACCATATTATTTCTCCTTTATTCTGCTTCCTGTTCAATAACACCTTTAATTTCAATTAGCTCGGTGAATTGATTATACTCCATGCTATTGACCTTCAACCAGATATCATCAAATGACGGAGGCGTGATTAGCACGAGTATTAAATTATTCTTCTGCATAGCCTTCTGCAGAGTACCCCAGTCGCTCAAGTTTACGAGCACTCCACTTTCCTGCCGCTTTCTGAATAAGATAGCTAAGTGGCTAGTTGAAATGTAGGGTCGATTATCCGCATACATTGTAGACTCGAAAACAGGGTAGATATATTCAGGCTTAAGGTTAACTATTGGCCCATCGGGTAGAATACGAGCTTCAACTCGTTCTACAGGAATTTCTACAGAATTAGCTCCCATTTGTATACCTCCAAAAAAAAAATAAGAGCTGGGTAAAAACCCAAACTCCTATTCTTTGTGATCAATAATTACAGCTTCTTCTTCTTGTTTCTTGAATTTTGATTTCAACCAACGGTTTGCTTTTGCAAGCGCACCAGTCTTATATGCAACATAAGTCGCTGTTGCCAATCCAACAACAATTGCTACTTTATTAGCTCCTTTTTTGATTTCTTCTGCGTTTTGCTCCTTGGTTTCTTCCCAAGCGTAAATAGCATCTTCCATCTCCATAGGAGTAATATAGCAATCGCTGTTCTCATCGAACAATAGCGTATACTTGTTATCATCTCCTGGTAGTCCTGAAAACCACCCTGCTGATTGATATGTTTTTCCTTCAAATTCCATGATTGGAACCTCCTTTTATCTTTCTATATAGTAGTATGTAAATATTTTACTCCCATATATTTTCAAACTGGACAGCTACCATATTATTAGATTTGTGTTTGAAATCCTCATACTTTAGCTTATACCAGAAGCCTCCTATCTTAGCTTTCCAGAAACGATAGTCTTGGAATTGCCGTTTGAAGGCTTTAGGATCAGTAACATTACTAAACCAGAGTGTCATACCACGAATAGTCCCATTTTCATTATGAATATAGGTCATTGTATAGTAACGGTCTTTTAACTCTTTATATAAAACACCCATATCACCAATCCTCGAATTCTTTAATATAGTAGTCTGAACCAATCGGTGCATCTTTACCATAGAATTCAAAGTATCCGTTACCTTTGTTGTAGATTGTGATAGGGGAGAGGATATTCGACTCAAATGGTTTGTCTGAGATATACCAGCAAATACCGTTAGACTGACGATATACCTGCATAACGGCAGAGGTTGTCTCCATCATACGACCATGTAGAGTAGCGCCAGTATGCTTGGTGTGAATAAGGTTCTCGATTGTAGGGTGAGCCGCATAGATATAGTAAAGGTCTGTACCTAGGATTTTAACACATTGGTTATCGATGAGGTCGATATAGGGCACATTTGATTTAGGGACAAGCTTATCCTCCATGGTACACAATGTCTTGATAATACCTTTTGTTACAGCATCATCGTGTGACATCATCTCTTTAATACCTGCTCGACCGAACATCGACTTAAGTCCAAACGCTCCTACATCAAGCTCGTTATCAGTTACGAATAGTTTCATTTCATTCTCCTTTGAAAAAAAAAAAGAGGAGGAATGTATCCTCCCTTGATTACATATGAGTGATTGCGCTATAGTAGTCATTAAGTGCGTCACGTTGCTCTTCTCTGAGCTCAGTGAAATACTTAACGCCTAAAAACTCAATCGCTTTAGTGTCAAGGTCAGTCCATTCAACCTCTAGTTTCAATTTAGCTAACATTCCTTCCGCCATATCTAGCAGGGATTGTTTTTGTTCAACTTCACGAAAATCCCGTAAGCATCCATTGATAGCTCTCCATAGTTGATCTACATCAGATGTCCAACGCTTACCAAAATACTCTGGTAAGAGTCGGTTCATATAATACATATTAACTTTGTTGCTATAACGAATACGTGCGATAACTTCCGTTACATCTTGTTTCAATCCTTGGTACATATATTTAGTCATAATGTTTACCTCTCTTTCTATAGAGAGATATGTAAAAATTAGACTCCAGGGCCGTGCCAACGTTCCCAACGCTCTTTGTTTTTACGTCGAGGTTGTTCTGCAGCACTAGGATTATTGAAATTATAGTCGTAACTATCAGGGTTGATAACACCTTCCTTAATCAGTCTTTTAACTCTGCGGTTGATGGTATCCTTAGATACGCCCATACTAACAGCGATTGTCCGATTAGACCAGCCGGCTTGTTTGTAGATTAGAATTTCTTCATCGTCTATAAACTTCTTAGGACGCCCCATCTTTTTCGGAGACCTCACCGTCCGTAGAATATCCAGTCCATTATCTGGATTAAACGTCATCATGTTCATGGTGTTTCACCACGATTGGCCGCCCATGGTCATCAACTCCAAATGTAGCTGTGTAGGGATGGGTAGTATCTGACTTAAATATCTTAGGCGCTAGCTTAGGTTTTGGTAATGGGATAGGTTCAATCCGGTCAATGACTGTTACACGGACGGACTTAACAATAGCGTTACGATCTTTATGAGGAAGGTGTTCAAATACAAAAGTCTTATCCTTATCTTTGAAGAAGCTCTTCACAAAATCATAAGCTTTGTTTGTGTCAGTAACAGCGATATCCACAGTATCGTCTTGGAAATTTGAAACCTGTGTATTAACCAACCAGTGATTATGTGAGAATACAGTTTCCTTGTATAACTTATCCAAAGCGCTAATAAACTCAATGAACTCTGGACTTTGGAATTGACGTTCCTCTGTTAAAATAGTCGGGGTGTAGTTAACTGGAGTCTTTACAGGCTTAGCATCAGATTGTTCCAGCCATACTGCAGACATAAGGGCGTAGTTAGAAAGGTCTTTGAGGGTGTCAATGATAGACTCGTCTTTAACCAGAGCAGCTTGTTTAGATAACGTCTGCAAACGAGACATCTTATCTTCCATACGAACGATAGCAGCAATTAGACCATGCTTTTCAAGTGACTCTTCGAAGGAGTTGCCATAGTCGGTATTCTTCTTAACAAAGATTTCTTGAAGCTCCTTGTGGGCATCATGCATTTTCTGTGGTGTTAGTTTGGTCATTTAACTTCTCCTTATGTTCTTCTGGAATAAGAGCGTTCTCAACTGTAGGCTCTTCATGGTATACGTTTTCACCATATGAATATTCACTCATGATGAGTTTTAGAATACCATCCATCGCCTTAATGACTTTCGGATCTAATCGTTTAACCTTTGTTACGTAGATATACTTCTTCATAGTTTTTAATACGAAGAGGTTGTTGGCAACATGCATTGTTTTACCGGAAGCTCTTACTGGTTCGCCTAGACTACTAATAACAACAGTCTCAGCGTTATAGACTTTACGAAGCAGATTAGCTCCAAGTCTAGCTTTATTGTTCTTACCGCGTTTCATTTTTCTTTCCTCTTTTCTATGGTTCATGTAATACCTCCTTCACACAAAAGAAATAAAAAAAGAAAGAGCTGAGTAAAATACCCAACTCTAGTCTTTGCTAGAAAAAGCATTTTTCAGCTTTTTAACTCCGCTATGAACCTTATCTTGCAGGACAGATCCATCATACGTTTCAGCTGCCATAACTGATAAGTAGAGTGCAATCGCCCCTGCGGCAACTGTGTTCAATAGTTTATTCGTATTCATTTCTGAATTCCTCCTTTTTCTTTCTATATAGTAGGATGTAAAAATTTTAATCCCACTTAGACTCACCTTTACGGTATACGCCGAAGCTTGACTTTTTAGGACGAGGCTTAACAACTTCATCTTCACTAATACCTAGATGATCAAATGCTAGCACTAAAGCAGCTCGTCTGATACTATTTTTCTTACTCTTAGGCAAGAAAGTTCGGAAGTCATCATTACGTAAGTTTGGTAGGCATACTCCAGTACGGTCATCGTAGATAATCCCGGCTTT